GGAGCGCTTCGCGCTTTGCGCTTCTAGCTCGCAAGTCCATCAGACTCCCTCCCCTGCGAAGCGCTCGCGCAGACTGGCGATGTAGTCTCGAGCGCTCGCGAGGTTATCCGCGCGAGTCTCCCCCCCGTTGAAGCATCGCGACATCTCGTTATCTCGCTGGATGGCTTCTGCGGACTTCGGCATCGCGACGATGTCTAGGATCGTGACTGCGCAGATGTTGCCACTAGGGGAAAAGGGGGATGCTCCCTCGGATAGCTCATACGCGATGTGGGGAGCAATCCATCCCGTCTCTAGGACTTCTGGGGTAAAGGGATTCGCTCCCTTAAGCGCTTCCCGGATGTAGCGTCGCGCGCTTTTGATCGGACTTCGCATAGCTAGTTAGTCCTGTATGCCACGCCAGGGATATACCCTAGCTCGCTCGCAAGCTTGCCAACGCGGTCGATTTCGCGCTCGTTTCCGTCATAGCTCGCCCATTCCTCGTTAGGGACGGTAGCGCACAAGTCAAGCCACTCATCTAGGCTCGAGCAAGCTACAGAACCGGGAGCGTAGGACTGGCCTAGCGCCCATGCGATAAGCGCTTGATCCCCTACCATGCATCGGAATTCGGTGGGATCATTCGCTGCCATATCCGCCCATCGCTCCCTTGCCGCATCCCCTGCGGTTTCCGAATCCTCCGACAAGATGAAGGATTCTCCCTCTTCCGTGTCGATTTCGTGCAAGTCTCCCCATCCGATAGCGCGGCAAGATGTGACGTGGAAGCGCTCCCCATCGATGATGATGCGCTCGTACGTGGAATCCGTTTCCCGCTCGAAATCGAGGGACTCATCGTCATCGAAACCGTAGGAAGGGAACACGCTAGCGAAGTCCATCCCTAGCCTTACTCCCTCCCTTGCTAGCGCTTCTAGCGCTTCTGGATCTCTCGAGCGCTCAAGCGCTCGCATCCTGGCATCTTTCAATGGTCTACCTTTCTGCGCTCCCGCGGAATTGCTCGAGCGCTTCGCTACATCACCATCTCAAGCGCGCGACTGTCAAGCTTCAAAACCTTAAAACTTCGTGCTCCCCCCTCGAGCGAGTCTCTCATCGCGATGACAGGAAGCGCGGCATCTCGCTCGAGCGTTGAAGCCAAAGGATTTAAAAGTATCCCTTGCCTTCCCTGATGAGCGCTCCCCTTAGCCTATGAATCCGAGCGAGACTCGCCCGATGGGTTTGAGACTCGCGCGCTAATTGGCATTTCGTCGCGCTGCTACCGCTCGAGGGAGGGAGGCTAACCCGCTCCCGCTCGAGCGCGGATAGGCTCCCGCGGACTCCCGCGGTAGGCTCGAGCCTCCCTCGAGCGCTCGCCTGGTAGGCTGAAAAGATCGTAAACCTTTAAGCTTTTGAAGGTTAACCGATACGCCTAGACTTGCGGCTGAAAAGCTACAGGCAAGTCCCGTGCCTGAAACTGAGCGTTTCCGCCCTTTAATATCTTAAACCCTTGATATTGAAGGACTTAACGAGTTTTAAGGGTTTAAGCGTTTCATTTCACCGAAACTTTTCACCTTTTCGTCGCATGAAAAGAATCGGATTTGAGGCGGGGCCTGGCACGACCCCCCTGGGGCGGGAGGGGCCTAAAGCGCGGCGATGCAACAAAATTTCTGGGGATGGGGTGCCCTCACGTTTCCAGGCGGCGCGACCGCGGGATGACGTGATGGGAAGGGGCCTAAACCTAGAAGATGCAACAAAATTTCTGAGGATGGGGTGGCCTCGTACTTTTCGAGGACTCCCATCCGTTCACGACCTAGATCGTGTAGCCGAACCTGTGGGCGAGGTTGCGAAGCTCTCGGCGCAACCCGTCGTCCTTGCAGTCATCAGCGCTGAGACGAGCAGTGGATCCGCTAGAGCCGACGTTCGAGGGAATTGCGAACGCTGCCCTCTCCTGCTCTCTGGTCGGCTCGTGACCCAGCAGAAAAGCCATGCGAGCTAGGCGCGTAGTGGGGTCGTCCTCGAGCCTGCCGAACACGTAGCCTGGGTGGTCCTCGGCCTTCAAGACCAGCTTGTTCCACGCGACCCAGAGCGCAAAACCCTGCGTAGGAGGGTCGTCGTAGCCGACGATCTGAGGGGCGTGCTGCGCGTGAAACTGACCTCCACGGTGTCCTGCCTGACAAGGTAGGTGCTTGTGGCGCATCATGCTTGCGACCACGCGCAGAGGATTGCGAACCTGATGCAAGATCAGCCAGTCTCGAGGGAAGTCGGAGACGAACGGGGCAGCGAAAGCGCTAGATTCAGCTACTCACCCCGCCCCGGCATCGGAAACACCCCCCGACCGGTCATCGAAGGCTTTCTGGTGTCCGCAAGGAACACCTAGCGCAGAGAGCGTTTCCGCAGAGAACCGGGTGCCCGATCGACCGCACCCAGTTACGACCAGCCTGGTGAAGCGGCTCACACAGCTTCAGCGTAGTCGGGAGGAAGCGTGTCCTCCGGGTTTGCGTCGTCTTCCTGCTGAGATGCCGGGGAACACTCCCGCAGTTCTGCGATGTCTTTCTCGTCTACCTGCACGAACCTGCTCTTGCTTAGCCTCTCTTTGGCTCGAGAGCGAAGACGACCTAGCTTGCTGGTAGCCGGTGCGTTCTTCACGTTGCGGATCGCGCCTAGGGCGCGATCGTAGAGTTCGTCGTTTCCGGCGAGCATGAGACTACTCCTCAGTCGTGGAGGATCCCTGGAAGATCTTGATGATCTCTCGCATCAGGTTCTCGTTCTTGTCCTGAAGCGCTTTGATCTGCTCTTCCTTCAACTTCGCTTCGGCAAGATGCGCCTCCTCCTGATGCTTGATTGCTTCAGCGTGATCCGCGCCGAGCTTGTCGAGCACACTCGACAAGACAGCGTCCTTCTCGGCTAGATGACGGTCCTTGCAGGCGAGACAGCGATTGCACGTCTCTACCTTTGGGTCGTCGTTCAGCGGGTCCTTGCAGGACTCCTTCGCCTTGTTGTCCTTCCAGAGCGTAATCACCGCAAGAAGCAGGACACCAGCCACCGGAGAGGTCGCTGCCACAGCCTTCAGAACACTAATCGTCAGCGGATCCATGACCCCCCAAACTACTTTCGACCGACCCCGATCGCTAGCAGGAATCGTTCTCGGTCTACGGTACTGAGGAAATCATCAAGGATGATGATCGCAAAGTCAGCGTCGTCGTGGCAGACGATCAGGTGATTGATGTGCTCCTGACCGTCCAGAAGGTCGATTAGAGCACTTGTGCGTAGAGCTAGGCAGCTTTTCCAGCGGTTAGCACGAAAGATCAGCAGCGGTTGGAGGGTGTAGCCGGTTTCTTCCGCACATCGCGCAACATCGTCGATGACCTGGCCCCACCAGTCGAGGACCGGGGACTTACCGCGCAGAATCAGGCTGAGGTCGATCTCCTTGTGGTGCTTGCACTCCACGATCGCAGGAAACGACTCTGGGGGTAGGAGATCGCCGTACGTGAAAGCAGCGCCCCCCCATCGGAGCGCGCCGCTGTTCGGCATTCGCCTGAACTCTTCACCCCACCACTCGCTCAGAGTCTTGGCAGTGTCGAGTTCGAAGCGATTCCCCTTGTTCTTGGACTTGCTGGGCACCTACCACTTGACCTTCTTCGCCCAGTAGGCAGCGCTCATCTTGCCCTTTGCGATGTTCTTCGCGTGTCGGTCGTTGAACGCCTTGCGCTTCTTCTTCATCGCAGCGCTCTCGCCCTTCTTGGCCTTGCCTGCGGTCTTCGCGCCCTGCTCACCGAAGCGGATCAGCTTGTATTGGTCGCCCTCCTTGGCGAGCACGATGTGCGACTTCTTCGGGTGGTTCGGCGTGCGCTTCGGTTTGTTGACTCCGCTGAGCCCGTGCTTCTTGAGGAGGTTCTTGATGCGTTCCGGATGTGCCATCAGCGCTTCTTCTTCCTGCGGGTCGGCTTGACCTTCTTGCCCATGCCGACCTTCTTCTTCTCTGCCTTCTTCCGCTTGAGTTCCGACTTGGACATCTCGCCCTTCGTCTTGGGCGTCTTCTTGGAGACACGCTTGGTCGGGCGGCAGAATTCGTTCTTGCCTCCCTGCCCGCACGGCTTGCCGGTGCGCGTGTCTACCCAGCCCTCCTTCTGCCAGCGCTTCAGGTCGCTTCCCGCCTTGGTTTTGCGGGTCTTCCCCTTCTTCTTTCGGCACTGCGCAACCTGTTGGGAGGCTCGAGCGGAAGGCCAGACCTTGACCCTGGACTTCACCTTGCGAGCGCAAGCGTCCAACTTCTTCTTCTTTGCCACGGCAACTCCGCGATGAGAGAGAGAGAGAGAGAGGGGGGCGCTAGCGCCCCCCTCTCTTGTCCTTGTTGACTCAGCGCTTCTTCTTGGTCTTCTTCTTGTGCTTCATCAGCGCCGCGGGAAGCTTGCCCTTCTTCTTCTTGGCCTTCTTTTTGGCCTTCTTCTTGCCGTGCATCATGGTCGAGATCTCCTAGAGACGACGCGCGTCGTTGTTGGTGGTGGTGCGGAGCTTGGGAAGGGTGCCGGTGACCTTGGTGTTCGAGCCGATCACCTCGGCTGGATCCCGCGTCTGCTGGAACGCCTGCCGCTTGGCAGCGACCTGATCGCGCATCTCCGCCTCGAGCGGGCCGATGGGAGTCTGACCCTGCCGATCGGCCAGCGGAGGAGGACCCTCCGCTCCCATCAGGCTCTCGAGGGTCTTGCTGCGCGTCGTGTTGACCTTGAAGTTCGCCATGTTGGCCTCCTAGCCGATGGTGACGCCCGCGGCGTCGAGCTTCTCGATGAGCTTCGCCCGACCCAGCGTGTGCGGATCAGCGATGCTGTGGGTGTTGGCGAGGGCCAGCAAATCCTCGTCGGGGAGCGTGTCCAGCTTCTCCTTGTTGCTCAGACCGCCGCCGCTGGTGATCGCGGTGCTGGGCTTGGGAGCCGGAGGAGCGGGAGGAGCCGGAGGCTTGGGCTGCTCGCCCTTCTCGGCGGCTTCCTTCGCCAACTGAGCCTTGACGCGAGCCTGCGCGGCCATCGGGTGGCAGGCGTTCTGAGGGATACGAGCCATGTTTGACCTCCTAGGTGACGTGTTTCCACGTTCTTCGTGTGACTACGAAATGCACGAGGTTCAGGGTCACCCCAAAAGCCCGCGCAAGTTCTGCCTGTGTCTCTCCAGCAGCATAGCGCTTTCGGATCTCTCGCACCTGAGATTCCGTAACCTGTGCAGTGTTTATCGCCTCACCCCTCCTGAGTCGGAGGTTTCGAACGGCGTCGGATAGTTGGTCTTTCTTAGAGCCCCAATACAAGTTCTCGAGCGTGTTGTTCGTTTTCACATCGTCTCGGTGGCAGCATTCTAGACCTTCTGAGCATGGACCGACGAAAGCCTCAAGGACAAGACGATGCACGAGTTTCCCGACCCGTTCTCCGTCTTTGTATAGTGTTATCGACGGGTAGCCGTTGGTTTTACCGATCCAAAGCTTGCGAAGTCTGGGTTGCTTCCGTGGTCCTCGCGAAGATCGTAGGCTCCTAACCCTACCGTGATCCGAAACCTCGTATAGATCCTCCCAACCTACAATGGGCTTCCACGCTTCATCGCTGGGCCATTGCACTTCTTGCATCTCTGCTCCAAAGCAAGCGGGTCGTCCTCTGGCGCAAGAACGTCCCACTCATAGTTGCATAAGATACAGACGACCTCAAGCCTCGAGTCGGTCGATGGCTGCGGTGATGGCTCTGTCTTTGCCTTGGAGTGTGAGGAGGTAGGTGGCCCGAACTGCCTGAGCGACGACTCTTCGAATGTCACGGTTGAGTTCAGCCGCGAAAGGAACGAGTGCGCGGTCGCCAGAGCCGCCACTAGCAGAGAGCGGGCGGCAGATCTTATCCACGACATCGGCAAGCTCCTGCTCCGGGGTGTCCTTCTTGGTGACGGGGATGTGGGGAAACAGAGGAAGCTGGTTCATGCGCGTATCTCCTCGATCCTGCTGACCCCTCTCTCCTTGATGACCTTCCAGCGCGTCTCGAACAAGGGCTTGAGAACTTCGCTGTGGGAAATCACGAGAACGGTGCCTGCTCGCGGAACGATGTGCTTGTGGAGGAGCCCGATCACGGCTTCGCAGCCTGGACCATCCAGGCTATCAAAGGGCTCGTCCAAGAGTCTCAGGTGGACTGGAGCGACGGATCTTGAGGCAGCCAAGTCACCTAGAGCAAACAGGATCGCGATGTCTGCGCGCTTCCGCTCTCCGCCTGACTTGCCCTTGTACTTCTCGCTCCCGCCTGGGTAGTGGACGGCAAAGGACATCTTCTCGCGTACTGCTCCGCTCTTGAGCTTGGTCTGCGTCTTGATCTCGACCCAGGCGTTGCTGCGTGAAAGCTCCTTCATGTAGACGTTGGCGCGGATGTTGAGGAACGGCGTCACTCGAGCAAGGAGTAGGTTCTTCACTCCCTTATGGCTGAATCCCTTGACCCAGTAGAGAAGGTCGCGCCTGCGTTGCGCAGGAAGCTCGAGGTCACGCAGCACGTCGGCGTGCTCCTGAACCGCTTTCGAGATCTGCAACTCGACCTGATCGACCAGCTTGCCGTAGGGGTTCTCCTCCGTTTCCGCCTTGGCTAGCTCGCGCTCGACCTCAGCAACTTGCGCTTTCAAGCGCTGAAACTCCTGCTCCCGGTGCTGTAGTTGGAGCTTCAGGGCTGCTATCTCCGCCTCGAGTTCCGAACTGTCGATGTAGACGCTGGAGGCTTCGTTGAGCTTCTGCTCGAGGATCGACATCCTTTCCTCTTCCTCAGCGACTTTGGCCTCGAGCGCTTTGCAGTCTTCGGAGAGATCCTGCTTGTTCTGGATCGCCTCCGCGGCTTCTCGCTCGAAAGAACGGCGGAGTGCATCCCGATCCTCTTCGTCCAGAAGCCGGTCGCACGCAGGACACGTCTGCGCGGCTTCCATCTGCGCTTCCACGTCAGGAACGGAGATGGCCGACAGCTTTCCGCGCAGACCAGAAAGCTTGATGCTCCATTGCGTGTGGAGGCTACGCGCCTCGTCGTATTTCACCCTGGCCTGGTCGATCGCGTGCTGTTGTGTCTCCTTTGCCGCCAGGATCTCGTGGAGTTTGGCTTCCTTCTCGCCAAGCTCGTCAAGTAGCGGTTGGATCACCGGAGGCTCGATTGCGTCCAGTCGCTCTAGCTCACGCTGAAGGACTTCGATCCGACCAGCACGACCTTCCTCAAATTCCTTCTTCTGCGCCTTCAGATCGTTGCGGGTCTGCGTGAACGCACCCTTCTTGCTCCCGATGTCTCTGCGCTTCTGCTCAAGCTCAGCGACCTCCTGCTCGACCTCAGCAAGAAGCGCTTTTGCCTTCGTCTCAGCGGCTCGGAAGCGGTGGAGAGCCAGAACGGTATCCAGTACGCCTTTCGCCTCTTGGTCGCTTCCTGCCGCAATCCCCTCCTTCCCCTGGGGGAAGAGCACGACCGACGTGAACGCGCTCCAGTCGAGGCGGAGGATCTGGCAAATGAGAATCTGCGTGTCTCTTGAGGTCGCTCCGGTGATGTCGTTTCCATCGACGCGGAGGTAAAGGTTGTTTCCGTGCTCCTTGTGCTTGCGGTAGCGACGGATCTCTACTTCCTGCCCATCGTTGTTGATGTCGATCTCGACCGCTGTGTCCTTCGTGCCGACACGACACACGTCGTCGCCGCGGAGCCCTTGATTGGTCTGACCGAACAGCCCCCAGCAGAGAGCTTCGAACAGCGTGCTCTTGCCTGCTCCGTTGCTTCCGCCTGAGTCTCGGTTCTCTCCTTCGATGAGGATGAGCCCACGGTCCCGCAAGTGAAGCTCGGTGCTCTCGTGGCTGCCGAAATTACGAAAGGCTAGACGGTCGATCTGCATGTTTGATTCTTGGCGGGCACTGCCTGTGAGCCCAAGCCGGCTTTCCGTTCTTTCTGACCCGCTTGTGATTGCTAGAGCCAACCAGACCGTTGCAACGGATGCATCGGGCTTGTGGAACACGCACCATCTAACGAACCCTCACGATGATTCGGCCTGGTGACGGAAGGTGAATCATCAGTCCCCCAGTCTCACGACCTTGGTGATCTTCCCATTCTTCACATCGCACATCGCGACGGTCGGAGGCCACTGGGAACACGTTCTTGGCCCACCGGCGTGGACCCCGCGCACACGAAAAGGACCGTAGTGCGTCGGATTCCTTGTCAACCACTCCACTGCCTCATCCAAACTCAGGCCGACCAGCGCCTCGTTGAGCTTATTCAAAACCTCCTCCATCAGTCCTCCTGTAGAAGCTCGAGGCCGAGCTTCACGAGTGTCTCTTCGTCGTGGTCCTTAGTCCCCGCCTCGTCCATGTAGAAGCGGAGAAGCTCTTCGTCGGTCGCAGAGACGTTCGGCGTCTCGCGGGTCGAGAACTCCCGCTTGTTGACTTCTAGCTCGACTTGGATGTCGTCCATGTTGAGCCAGTCATGCCCGCGCCAGGTGTCTGCTTCTGCCTCGGTGCAGGAGAGCCGCACGTAGTCCGTATCGGTGCTCACCTTCCCAACCTGGATGTCAGCGACCAACTTCTCCGGCTTGGTGTAGCGGTGGAAGCTTGGTGCGTTCGTGTAGATCGGAGTCGGCGCACCATTCCGCGGGTCCTCCCAATACCAGAAGCACTTCTTCGGGTCCTTGTATTCGGAGAAGGAGTGCTGAAGCGGAGAGCCGCAGAACATGACCGCTTCTTCGTCGGTCGGAGAGATCAGGTTGAAGGCATCAAGCTGGTATTGACCGACCTCGAGCAGCTTTGCCTGGGGAGCAAGATGCCTGCGCATGAACTGCGTCTTGTGGTAGTGACCTCCGACGCACCACTTCGCCTGGCCGACCGTTGGGAAGTCTTTCAGCTTGATACTGGCCTTGATCGGAATGTCGAAGCTGCCGACCATCGCCTCGTCAATGCCCTGGTGGAAGAGGAAGAAGTCCAGCCCTTGAGGGAGCATGTTGACGAAGGTGCGCCACTCCCCGTAGTTGGTTGTGAACGGGTGGGCAGCAAAACCTAGGTAGTGCTCGACTCGAGCAACGACCGGCTGGTCGATGACCGTAGCGAAGTCTCGGAAGGCGTCGAGGCTGTGCCGGTTGCCTAGCTTGTCGTATTGGTCGTGATTCCCAACCAAGATGTAGAGGTGGGGAACAGCCTGCGCGATGCGATGAAATGCCAGCCAAGTCGCCTGGTAGACATCCACATCGATCTTCGTTCTCGAGTGAAAGCAGTCACCAAGAAAGAACACCACATCAACCGACATCTTCTCGCAGAACGCTCGGATCTCCTCGAGCACGTCAAGAGTCGCCTGAAGGCGAGAGTTCCTGCCGTTGGGGAGCGTCTGCGCGAACTGCGAGAAGTTGTGGCTGTGGAGATCTGCGAAGCAGACGACTCGCACTAGTGGCGGGGCTTCGACTTCATGCGGTTGCGGTAGCGCTCGTTGTCGGTTGCTGCCTGAGCAGCACGCCCACCGATCGTGAAGTAGACCGAAGGCTCGGACTTGAACTGCTCGCCGTTACGAGGGTCCTTGTAGTTCTTGCCCTTGCGGATCTTGGGGGTCACCGTGAAGGCGTGGATGAACCGGATGGGTCTGCGATCCATCAGGGCTCGAGCGATCTCGTCCACGACGGCTCGGACGACTCGGTCTGCTTGCTGCTTCGGAGTGCGGTGCTTGTGCTCCTCCAAGGTGTAGGTGGCTACCTCCTCGAGAGACGCCAGGGTCAGGTTCTTCATTCTTTCTCCTCTGCTGGGGTGTAGTCGGGGTCGCTCAACTGAGGAACGACCTCGAGCACCTTGGGCCAGTCCTTCTTGCGGAACTTCTTCCAGCCCTCGATGTTCTTCGTGATGAGTGGATGGAGGTCGTAGTAGCCACCACCCTTGCCAGCCTTCAGCACGTAGGGATGTCGCTTCCCGTCGTGAAAGAAGGTCCGTTCGTTGCTCAAGTACCACTCGAGCAAAGCTTCGTCCACGTCCACACCAAGCTTGGTGATCTGCCCGGTGAAGGTTGGATGTGGATACTGAGGTTCGGTGTAGAAGGGAAGGACGACCCTGCGGAACGCCGGAGCAGCGCGGTTCTTCGTCACCTCTCCCACCAGCCGCTTTCCGATCTCTACACCCGTCTCGTCGTCCACGATGTCCGACGTGCGATACGTGGTCGTCTGTCCCTTCGGGTTGGCGAAAGCAAGCTGCACCCGCTGGCTGCTGTAGAAAGGCCAGGACTTGCCGCCCGTGCTCTCCTCTCGAGCCTGACCGCGGGCGTCGAAACTTGCGACGCGGATCTGGTTGCTGGCAATGACTAGAGCCTTCGCCTTGCTCACCAGGCTGATGATGAGTTGGCATCCTTGCGACATCGTCAGCGCCTTGGAGAGATCGCGCTTCGCCATACCCTTCGCCTGAAGGTGATCGGTCGAGAGAGCAGCGATGGAGTCGAGCGCAATCACGACTTCAGGCTCGCCTGGGGCCTCGATGATCTTCTTGAGGAGCTTCTGCACGGCAGTAAAGAAGTCCTCGGTTGTCTCGACCTCTCGGACCAGCAGGTTGTCTAGATCGCCACCCAGAAGCTCGAACAGGAATGGGTTGAACGCACCCTCGGTTTCGAGAAGGACTGCTACACCACCGTTTTGCTGGCAGGAGATCAGGGTCAGGTAGAGCATGATCGTCTTGCCCGACCCCCAGTTGCCGTAGATCTCTGCCAGACCTCCGTAACGCCAGCCTCCCCCGAGAGCCCAGTCGAGGCTGGGAATCCCGGTCGGCACGAATCCCTTCTGCCAGATGGGTTGGCTCGCGGTCGTTAGACCATCGAGCGCACCCATAAATGCCTTTTGGAGCTTGTCGCTCACACAGTCCACTTCGCAGCGAGAGCCGACTTGATCTCCTTGGCGAAGGAGATGATGTCCTTGTGATCGAGGTCGGTCTGCTCGCGGATGTATTCGCGCACGACCTCGGAGGTGAAGCGCATCAGCGCCACGTCGATGCGGACGTAGTCACTGACGCTGAGCGGAGGAACAGCAGTCTCCGCCTGGGTGCGGTTCCACTGAACCTGCACGCTGGTCTTCGGAGAATCGGTCTTGGTTTCCGCACTCCACGAAGCCAGTTCGACCTTCGTCTCGCCGGAGTCCTCGTCCTCGTCCTCGTCCTCGTCGGGAGGCGGAGGCGCGGCTGGATGGGACTTCTTGATGATTGCTGCGTTCGCCTTGTCGATCGCTTCCGACTTGCTGTCGGACAGCGGCTCACCGTCATCGCTGCTTCCCCAGCCGTCATCATCGTCAGCAGGAGGAGGCGGAGGAGGCGGAGGAGGCGCGGGGCTTGGCCTCGGCCCACTCGGCGTCGGCGGAGGAGGCGGAGGACCGTCCGAGCCACCCATCAGGTCCATGATCTTTGCCAGGTTCTTGCCGCGGGGAGCGCTCTTCCCAAGCTCCCAGTAGCGAATCGTGTTCGGGTTGACGCCGATCTCGTCGGCGACATCGGAGCGCTTCTTGCCCTGCTTTTGCCGCCAGGAGATCAGCGCTTCCGGGCTGAAATCTTCCATTGTGTCTACCTCAATAGGGGATGGGGAGGGAAGCAGCATTCCCTCTCCCATCAGTGGTCCAAGCTCCCCGACGCCTCCCGCTAAGAGGCGTCCATTAGCGGGCAGGAGCTAGGCTGCGACCTGTCTTAATGCTCGCCTCAGACACCACACCGGAGCCTGAGACGAGTTCGGCCTAAGCCGGTGTTTCGATGACCGCGACGACCGCGTCCGCATTGATGCAGACGATCTCGTGCCCACCCACGCTGAACGTGTTGCCAGCCGTCTTCATGTAGTGGACGTGATTCCCGGCCTTCAGGTCGGAGATCTGGTCGCCGACCGAAACGATGATGCCCTCTTGGATGTTCTCACCGATCTTGGCCTGCGTGGGCAGCGTCAGCTTCTCGTGCGTCGGAGCCAACCGCTTCAGGTAGCAGTAGCGGTTGCGCACTCGAACAGGAAGCTGAGGAACGACGATCTTGTCACCCATCGCTACTCCTCCAGGGCCGACTCGAGGTCAGCGCGGATGTCGCCGGGAGGCGGAGGAGGCGGCGATCCTCCGGCCTGCGGAACGAAGCCGACCTCGGTCGCCGACTTCCACCCGTGAGACTGGTCGAGGGGCATGATCTTGAGCTTCTCCCCGTGACCCTTGTCCACGTAGCCAGTCTGGATCTGCTCTCCGCTGAGCTTGACCGTCTGCCCGTTGACGCCAGCCCAGAACTCTGCCTCGAGCAGAGCCGAGTCGGTCGGGGTCGGAGGCGGCTTGGGAGCGCTGGGGTGGGCAGGGAGGCCGGCAGCCTTGGCAGCCTGAGCGTTCTTGCGCCGGATCTCCTCCATCTGCGAATCGACCGACTTGGCCTGCGCGGGCGGCTTGCTTTCCCGCTGCGGCTCGCTGTTGGTCGGCGCAGGCGCGTCTCCGCTCTCTCGGTCAGCCTCCCGCTGCGCCTGGCGAGCCTTGCGGTAAGCCTCCTCGGTGCCCTCGAGACAGGCACGAATGTAGTCCGGCTCGTCGGCCTCGAGCACGTAGTTCTTGGCGAACAGGTCTTCTTCGACCCACGAGGGATCGCCAAGCGGAGTCGGCTTCGGCTTCGGCACGACCTTCCACGCCGGGAACCCGTCAGCCGTCTTGGTCTTGGGCGTGTAGACCACCGTGATGTCGTGGCCCTCGTCCGCGTCGGTGATGTCACCGTAGTCCGGGTCGAGGATGATGGAGAGGATCTCGCGCAGGACGGTGCGGTTGGTATCCCACTGTAGCGGACCCTTGCTCTGCCAGGACTCCCCTTCTGCGTCCTTGTCTTGATCTCCGATGGTTCGCGCGACTGCGAACATGATGATGCGCTTGGCCATCCGCATGAACTTCGCCCGCTTCTTGTCAGCCTCACTTCCAGCCTTTAGGCGCTGAAGCTCCTCGATCATCGGGTCTTCCGCATCCGGGTCGAACTGGCTCGGAGGAACGATGACGTTCTTGTTCGGCCCGACGTTAAAGCACTTCGTGACCTCTTCGTAGAAGATGTCGCGATCTCCGGTCGGAGGACAGATGCGGATGACATTCCGACCCTCCGCGAGCTTGAGGTAACCGGACTTCCCGCCCTTCGACCTCTCGGCTTCTTCACGGGCGAGAGCAGCCTCCTGCTCCCGCACCTTGTCCAAATTCAGCTTGCCCATTAGCTCCTCTTTGCCTTGCGGATTGCCTTGTAGCGGTCTGCCCACGCCTCCATCTCGGCGTCGGTCACTGGTTTCTTGTTGGTTTCGTCGGTCCCTCGCCCATCGGTGGACGGTTCGAACCAAGCGCGCTCGCCCTCGGTCAACTCAGCAGAGAAGGTCTTGTTCGGCTTGTCGATCGGAAGCGACTCAAGCTCGACTCGCTGCCTGCTGTTAAGCGACTGGAGCATATCCTTCCGCTGCCGAAACGCTTCTTCGACTCGCTTCATCACCGCTGCGGTCTGCTGTAGCTTCTCGAGCAGCTTGACCGCAACGGTATATTCTGGATCGGACATCGCGATGTCGTTCATGTTCTGCACGGTCGCTCGCCGGCCATTCTCTGCGCAGACAGCTTCCGCACGAACACGAGCCCTTGGCAGGATCTCCTCCTCGACCACACGCTTCTGCCGCTTGGCAGCCTGATCTGCGTGTGCGTGGAGGATTGCCCAATGCATGAAGATCTCAGCCTGACGGACCATATCCGACAGCATGTTCTGCTGGTCGATTCTGATTGCGTCCGCTAGGTCGCACTCGAGAAGTTCCGGGTGCTTCTGATAGCGGTTGAGGATTTCGCTGTAGCTCACGCGAGTTGTCTCCACTCACCTTTTGATGTTTTAACCCTTCGTCCGTCAATGTCAAGCTCGCGAAGATTTCCCCAGGACTTTCCGACCTCAAAGTCCACAGTGAGAGGGACTTCGCCCATGAAAGAAAACCCAAGGTTCTCCATCACGTCTCGGCAGACACCGCAGAGTTTAAAAAGGTCGCTTGGCTTAACTTCCCACAGGATCGAGTCGTAGACCGTCAGGACCATATGCGCGTCGAATCCAAGCTCGCGCACGATACGCCCTAGACGCACGATCGCAAACAGAGTGAAGTCGCTAGCCGTGCTTTGGACCGGGAAGTTAAGCGCTGCTCGCTTGGCTTCGTTGTTGATCCTAGGGTAGTAGCGACGCCGACCAAACTCCGTCTCTTGGTAGCCGTGTTCGGTGATGATGGCGATCTGCTGACGCATCCACGCCCAAACTTGCGGGTGTGCTTGCTTGTGCGCAGAAAGGAAGTCGAGAGCGGCCTCTTCCGCCTCCCTCTCCATCTCCAGCATCTTGCGCTGCGACAGCTTGAGCTTCCTAGCTTTGGACCTCGCCTCTTTCACGAAGTCGTTGATGAGGCTCTGCTCGCTCTTGCCGTAGATGATGCCGAAGTTCACTGCTTTGGCTCGAGAGCGCTGCGCCTTCGTTACCTCCTCGAGAGAGCACCCGTAAACGCGAGCAGCGGTCGCTGTGTGAACGTCCAGACCATCCATGTAGATCTGGATGAGATTCACGTCGCCAGAAAGCATCGCTAGTGTGCGTAGCTCAGCCTGGCTGTAGTCCACCTGAACGTAGACGTAGCCGTCTCGAGGCACGAAGCACGCCTTCAGAATCCGGCCATCCTCCAGCCCAGCACGCTCCACGGTGTCCTTCCGAACCTGATTCAGAAGGTTCGGGTCGCTCGAGCTAGGTCGTCCGGTGACCGTTCCGTTCATGCGGATAGACGTGTGGACGAATTCGGAAAGCTCGCTGGCTTTGGTCAACGAGCCGTAGTAGGTCTTGTAGAGCTTCCCGACGCGACGAAGCCGCAGGAGCCAAAAGCAGAAGGGCTCCTCCTCGTAGTGCTCGAGAACGTCCTTGTCGGTGCAGTAGCCTCCGGTGCCTGTCTCTTTGATCTTCGGCAGATGGAAGTAGTTCTGCATCAGGTCCGCAATCTGGTGCGGAGCATCGAAGGACAGGCTCTTGTTGTTCTTGAATTCCCAAGACTGCACTTGGGGAAGTGTGCGGATTTCCTTCTCGGCTTCCTCGAGCATCCCCTCAAGAACGGAGCCAAGCTCTAGGAGCGCTTCGGTGTTGAGTCGAAGCCCACGAGTCTCCATCCTGCGGAACTCGTGCCCCAGCGGAAGCTGAAGCTCGTGATGGAGCCACTGCTGCGCTTCGTTTAGCTCCGGCTCAAGCTTGAGGCGAACGCGCCAAGTTGCGTCAACGTCGTAGGCTCCATACTCACAGAGCTTTCGCGTGTCTCGCAGGTTGAACATATCCTTCCACGGAGGGATGGTCGTGTAGCGTCCTGCAAGGTAGCGCAGACCAGAACATCCGACATCGCTTCGAATGAGGTGCGCCGCATACATGGTGTCGAAGTCGAGCTTGAGCGTCTCTCCGGGCCAGTAGGCTTTCCGCCACCGCTCATCGAACTGCACCGCGTTCTGCCCAAAGAAGGTGTGCTTCGGCCAGAACTCAGCAAAGAGAGCATGGATCTGGCGTAGCTCGTCATCGCTCCAGTAGGTGAGGCTCGAGATCCCACGCGCCTCGTAGGGGATCATGCGAGCGTGGCCTGGACCAGCAGAGAAGCAGAGAAGGACCAGCCGCGTGCCTGGGTGGGGGAAGGTCGTCTTCTCGAGGTCTGCTGTTCCGGTTTCGAAGTCGAAGCAGATAGTCGAGCCTTCGGGGAACTCGTCAAGGAACCTCTTCACGTCCTCGACGGTGTTGGCGCGCTGGTAGTCGGTCTTGATCTCGTCTCCCACGCGCAAGTCTCTCGCAATCGCTTTCTCTCTCAGCCAGATCAGATCGCTGACCATACGCGCACGGATCGAGTCATATTCGTCCGGGTCTGCGTGCATGAGCGAAAGCGGCTGTTCAAACGCATAGACAGGGATCTTCGGATCTAGCGTGCAGGGAAGCCCTACGCGCCGAAAGCGATCCACACCGCTGAACCCAGTCAGCCAGTGAAGTGCCTTCCCACCCATCGCCACGATCGCTTTTGGACGGATGTCTCGGATCTCCTTTGCGAGATGTCCCTTGCAGCGCTTCCACCACGAGTCCTTGGGATCCGCGCCAAAGGGGCTGCACTTGACGCAGTTGGTCAGGTAGCAGTCCTGCACGTCGATCGATGAGGCGGAAAGCAGCCCGCGGAAGATCCTGCCGTTTGCTCCAGTGAACGATGACCCGATCTCGTCGTCCTCCGCTCCTGGCGCAAACCCGCAGAAAAACAAGAACGGATCTTGCGGTCCCGAACCGCGCATCAGGTTCGTGCGGAGATCAGGGTTGTCGCATAGCTCGCACGAAGTACATCTCAGGTCGGTGCGGGCATTTCCGCCGACGATTCTGACCAGATCGAATTCAGGCACCGTGCATCAACGCCATGCAGTGCTCTGCGCGGTCGTTGTAGAAGCGCAGCATTCTTCCCGCTCCTTCGATCACGTCAGAGAAGTCCATGCGGGTTGGCTTGAACGAGCGGAAGCACGCTGCGAGAGACTGCGCCTTGACCCAGATCTTGAATGGTGTCTCGAACGGAGCGATGAGCGTTTCGCTGGCGTCTCCGTATTCTGCTCGAGCTTGGACCGTCAACGTGACCCCATCGCAGTCAAGGCAGATTCGCGATTCGTCCTTGTCGGACATCGTTGCGACTCGAGCTACCGCGTTCTCGAGCCCCGGAGGGGTCGGGACGACGTGCGTCTTCTTCTCCGCAAAGCAAGTGTCGATCGCGGAGAAGGGCATGGACGTAGCAAGCTCGCTCGAGATCACCATGAGCCCAGACTCGTTGTAGGTAGCACCGAAGCGCGAACCTTCCCGCCAGAGCAGGTCAGGCTCTCCCGCTCGAGTGATCTGCTGGGCTGCGTCTCGGCTGATGAGGAAAGGCTTTTCGACCTGGCCTGGGATCAGCGATCTCGCAAGACGACGACCGTCCAGACCGTAGACGTGAGCACCGCGGAAGCCGATCGCGTAGAACTCAGGTCGATCCTTGGCGCTCGAGACGCAGAACAGAACATCGTGGATCGCGTCCTTGATGTTCACACCACGGAGCACAACCTCTGGTGCTTTGGGTTGAAGCTCGGGAAAGTCCCACGGTTGCGTCATCGGTAGCTTCGCCACCATCTGATCGCAGGCGATCTCGACCCAGTCTCCGTGCTGCTCGAGGTCTACCCACAGGTCGTCATCGAAGTCCTTGATGAGCGCGGATAGCTTTAACGCGTTGAGGCATCCGGTGAACGGAACCTCGAGCGGAACGACTGACCCTGCTACACCGTTGAAGCTGGTCAGGAAGCCGTCCCGGAAACAGAGGTAGTCCCAAAGCTCCCCGTCCTTTGCGCCGCTCGTACCCATGACCGCTTTCACGGCTTTCTGAAGGACTCCGATCTCCACTAGGTGTTCGAGACGATCTGCACGTAGGCAATCCGAGACTTACGAAAGTAGTGCTGAACGAGGTCCGCGTCCACGAGAGCGATGAACTCCGGGACTGGCTTCATAAGCTGAGCAGCGACTCGGTCAGCCTCGTCATCCGGCACCACGAACGTCCAGATCCCCTTTCCGTGTTTGGAGTTTGGAGCCGGAGCAGACTCTTCCACGATTCGAATGCTGCGCATCACCAACTGCCGATCTGCTCGAGAACGCTTTCCAGTTCGTAGCGCTCAAGCTGCTGAATGAAGTTCTTGAGGTCTAGCTTCCGTTCGGTCAGCCAACCGTCGCAGATCTCCACGATCTGCTGAGGTGTGTATTCCACCTCGTGCCAAGCCTTTGGAAGCTGCATGAGTTTGAGGTTGCGCACGACGACATCGCTCATCTTCTGAGCTTTGAGGAAGTAGTTGCGCGTGCCGTTGAAGTCAGCATCCTCGGTGGCGACAAGCTTTCCCTTCTCGAGATAGGCGTAGCCGGCGATCGTTCCGGCACGCTTGCGTCCGACCTGCGGAATGCCTGGAATGTTGTCGCTACTGTCACCAGAAAGAGCCTTGGCGAGAGGAATCTTGCTCATTGAGCAGCAAAACGCCTCTTCAGCCATAGGCACGCTGACCTGGCCCTTCTTCGGATCGTGGACCTCGATCCGCTCCCCAATGATCTGCCAGAAGTCGTGGTCGCCTGTGTAGACGACGACCGAATGCCTACCGTCGTCTACGATCAGGTGCGCGAGGACCGAAATGATGTCGTCGGCTTCGGTACCTGCCACCTTGATCTGCTTGACATCGGTGAAAGACAGGATCTCCTCGAGCGCGGAGAGTGTCTTCTGGTAGTCCTCCTTGTCCTTGCGCTCTTTCTCGTCCTTCGGCTCCTTGAGCGTGCGCCCACCCTTGTAGTCGGGGAACAGCTTCTCGCGGAAGGCTGCGCGTCCGTGGTCCCAAACGACCGCAGTGTGATGACCTGAGATGGCGAGGTTGTTCCGCAGCCAGGACAAGCTGCGCAAGAACCCAAGCAAGCCTCCGGTCGGAAACCCCTCACTGCTATAGAGTTCCCGCGAAGCGTAGAAGCACCTGGCGCACAGGTTGTTGGCGTCGATGAGGAGGTATTTCACCCCTCCTCCGACCAAGCGTCAGGCCGCTTCGGCTTGGGTCCGATAGAGATGTCGAAGTAGCCGGCCTTCTTCTTGTGGTGGATCTTGGTGATGCCGCCAACCTCGCAGATCGAACGGGCTAGCTCTGCGAGCGTAATCGAGCTATCCGGTAGCAGAATCACCCTGCGCTGCCCGTCTACCTGCGCCACCAAGCAGATCTTGTTCGGTTGGTTGGCGATCACGGCAACCGCCAACTCCGCGTCGTCACCGGACGCGTCGAAGATCTTGACTTCCTTCGGTTCGTTCACTCGACCTCCTCGACGTTGAGTTCGTGAATCTCTGCGTCCTCTGCCTCACTCGAGCACTGGTGGCAGAGGAAGCAGCCGATCTCAAGCTCATCGAAAGCCTTCTGCTCGGCCTCCTCGGCGTTCGCAGCTTCGACCTCTCCGAGATACTTCGACCCCGTCACCACTCCGTAGACGCGATACTTCTTCATGCCATCCTCCTGATCTCCATCTCGGTCAGATCCCACTCCGTTTTGATTTGCACGAGAGAGGATCGGAGAGCCGAACTGCACCATGCCGTTCCAAGGCTGTTTGGATCTTCCCGGTCGGGAATGGGTAGAACGAAGTTGCGGAACAACCCAAAGGTCTTGCGGATCGCTTTCTTCGTGCTTTCCCATGCGTCTCCATCCCACGCCCATATCAAGTCGGAAACGCCAAGCTCAAAGAGCGCAAGCACCTGACCGTCGTGCAGGTTTGAGCCGTAGGTTCCTACTGCGTTCTCGACACCAAAGAACGTCTCCGCGTCGAACACGCTTTCGGTGACGACGACTCTCGAGCTAGTCGGATCCCAACGCTTGCTGGTGTAGACCGTCTGCTCCGTTGGCATCCACGCTGGATAGAGCGTCTTCGGGCTCTGGCTTGGGGTCGTCGCCTTCGCCTCGAATCCGTGGTCCTCGTCCAGAAACGAGCAAGGGATGATGACCCGTTCGAAGTAGTCGCTGTTTGCGTCGAGGCAGAGACTCGCAGACTGGATTAGGTGCGCTACGCCTCGCGTCTCGAGCAGTTTGACCGACCGCTCTTCGGGTCCAAGATCCAGCAGTCTGAAGAGATCGTTTGGCAGTCGTGGTGCGACCTTCTCCTTGGGCTGCCACGCAGGCTCGGGGACTCCGGCCAACTCGTAGACCATGCGGAAAGCGTCGCGCCACTCGCATTGCTCCACGATTTTGATGAAGCGAAGAAGGTTGGCTCCCCCACTCCAGATGTCTCCACCATGACCACCCTCTCTGCACTTGAAGCAGTGGAATAGACCTCGACCGCGATCGATGCTCAACTTCTTCTTGGCCCGACACATCGGGCAGTCCGCGTAGATCTGCTGCCCGCCACGGTCGTAGACCGTGACGTGCCTACTCAGCCACCCCACCACCGGGAACTGGTCGATGGCGAGGTTTAGGGATTCACGAGATTCACGCATCATTATTACTCTGTCCCAAGGAGGTAGGCGAGTGCCCTTGCAGCCACGACCGGAACGACTCCATTTCCACAGAGCCGACGCCGATAGCTGTCCAGCCCTGGGGAATAGCCATCATCCACTCGCACCACGCTGCCGGGAGGTTCGTCACGCCAGGGAACAAATCCTGAAGGAGCGCATAGGCGGGCCACTTCCGCATACTTGGAGCGAGCGCATTCGCCTTGGCCGTAGGAGTAGGCAAGAAGCCACCTTCTGTTCCGCTCATGCGGCGCACCCAGCGCGGCGGCGGAAGCTTCGAGAATTGGGGTCGAGAGGTATCCTTCACGCCGCAGTTCTTCACGAAGCTGTTCCAACCGATCCCGGCTTCCTCCGACGTTTTCGATGAAAACGAGTGGGGATAGGCACTCGGCTGCGACCCGCACAACGTGAGGAAGGAGGTCTTCTGCGACCTTTCGGCCTCGAGAGGCTGTTGAGAAAGGCTGGCACGGCGCTCCCGCTGTCGTAATATCCACGACTCCAGCCCACTCCTTACCGTCGAAGGTTCTGAGGTCAGAGTGGATCGGAGCGGAGTCAAGAAAACCTTCGCCCATACGCGAGGCCAAGACCGCTGCCGCAGTAATTTCCCGTTCCACGTAGCAGACGGCATGGGAGGAAGATCCAAAGAGGAGTTTGAGCCCAAGCTCGATTCCTCCATACCCGGCACAAAGAGCCAAGACATTCACGGTGCTCCTTTCAGGAGACTGCATGTTTGTAGAACGCTTGCCGCGCAAGATCGGACTTGATGGTGATGGTGCGTCGTGCGTTGGGGCGATTTCTTGCCTTGCTGATGAACAAGGTCGTCAGCCCTTCCGCGTGCTCCTTCTTGGTCCGGTTGAGAGAGATGATGATGTCGGCGATCTGGACCTTCGCGATCGAGCCGCCGATGTGCTCTTGGTCCGCTACTGTCGCCTCAGAGCCGCCGCGGTTTGCGTGAGCGCCTGTCCAAATGGACAACTCCTCCTCGACTGCCCATCCACGAACGTTGGTGTAGATCTCCTTGCCAGCCGCGTAAAGCTGATCGCCGCGAAACTGACCCTCTGGGGCTAACTCCTCAGCCTGGTCCAAGATGATGAGGTGGGGGTAGAAGTTCTCGGTGTTGCGGACGATCTCGAGGTGTCGCTTCAGGTCGCTGAGGCGCGTTGATCCACCAGGGAATTGCTTGATCCGCACGTCTCCACCGAAGCGGAACCAAGTCCGCATCGCCCTCGAGATCTCCGCCTCGTTGCTGAGTTGCTTCTTCGTCAGGCCAGCTACGCGTTGATCGATGCGGTCTTGGTAGTCTTCTTCGCTCTCCTCGAGCGTGTAGACCATGACCCGCTTTCCCTGCATCACAGCGGCTACGAGAAGGTGAACCATCGCAGTCGTGTTATGCGTGACGATGTGGTCGTCCGTCACGTATAGCCTGTCTGCTGCGGAGACAGAGATGCACTGCACCTCCTTCTCACCGACCAACTCAATGGACCTAACGAAGAGCTTCTTCTCCCGCACCTTCTTCAAGCGAACGCGAGAAGCTTTCCGCTCCAGCCAAAACGGGTTGTCCGTTAGACCAAAGAGGGTAACGCGGTAGGACTTGCGCCCATTTCGCTTCTCCCCGTTGTGTGTATAGGTCGTCGTGCGGCTTGCGATGGAAGCCTGCATTCCCAGACCTCGAATCAGGTCTAGAACTTGCTCGGCTAGAACTTCGCTGGTGGTCGTCCATGTAGGAGTTCCTTCTTTCCCACACGTCCCATCCGAGTCCATGAGTCCACGCAAGAACTCAAGACGCTGCTCACGCGAAGCCACCAGATAGTCGTGTGGTGCGTGTTTCTCCCACGAGCGCTTCCCCGTAAGGCCGAGTTTGCGCAGTTGTTGCAGAAGCTCATTCGTATGCGGTCCGGAGTTCACGCACTCTGCGTTTGAGATACGCCAGTCCACGCCCTGAACCCATTTGATGCTTAGACCAACGGACGCGACATTGTCCTGCACCCGGTCAAGAACATCCTGATCCGGGTTTGAGAGTCGGATGCCGTCTTTCGCGATGTGTGCATCTCCGAGAAGAATACCCAAGAGCCACGGATCGATGGGTAATTCCCTCTCTCGCCCCCACTGACCGGAATGAACCGGGATGGTGATCGGTCGGCTGGACGAACGATCCAACTTCTCTCGTATCTCGTCAGTAGAAAGAACCTTCACCTCTGTCCACGACGAGCGCTCAACCTGCCACAAGTGCTCGCCGCAGCACTCCGTGCTTCGACCGTCCGAAAACAGGACACGGTAGACCGGCTTCTTTCCTTGCGGAAACACTCCAGTTACCGCACTCAATCGACCATCCGTGGAAGCGACGACATCACCGACCTCGATGTCTCCCATCGTCTTCCATCCGTCGTCCGTAAGGATCTTGCTCGCTAGCGGCTGTGCTTTGCCGATACTCGAACGCTGCGAGAGGAGCACACCTAGCTCACCCGGCTTGATGCCATCGATCAGGCGATCTAGCTCTGGAATCAGAGTCCAGATCGACTCCTTGTGCTGCTCCTCTCTCCGCTTGATGCGTGCAGCAACATCGCGCATCCCCTGTCCGAGAGAAAAGCTCCTCTCCGCCCGATAGACGACAAGCTCGTGAAGGATCTTCTCCGCATTCTCGAACTCACCCTGCTTGATGTGCTTCGCGAGACTGGGAAGCCTGCGCTGGAACTTTTGGTTCCGAAAGAAGCGCGCATGGGCACGGAGAAGAAAACTACGGTTCTGAAGCTCAAGCGCGAAGATCCGATCGAGGTACTCCCGAATCGGACCTAGGTCGATCGTGTTGACCTTCTGGCCTAGACGCTCAAGCTCGGTGTAGATCAACTCCCCGGGAGGAGAGCCGTGCTCGAGCCCAAACGCCTGAGCGACACGAACGACTCTCTGCGCGTTGTCCGACGTGAAAAGCTCGGGGACAACGTCTTCGCGAACCTCCTGATAGAAGGTGTTGTCGCGAAGGAAGTGCGAGACGTAGTGGCGCTGGAAGTGCTCGTCAAAGCCCCAGGTCTGCTGTTCCATATTTCTCGGTCTGCTTAGGTCTGCGGGTCAGACTATACTGCCGCACCGACAGCGAAGCAAGTATCCTTCTAACTCTTAAAGGTGAAGCGAGATGGGCAGAGAGAACTTCAGCGACAAAGAGGCACAGCGCTGCGATTGGCAGACCCCGCCTGAACTTCTCCAGCCGATTCGAAAGTATTTCGGTGGTCCGATTCCGCTCGACCCCGCTACCGCACCCGACAACCCCACCGAAGCCTTGCTCTTCTACACGGAAGAGAACAACGGACTAGCGCAGGAGTGGAACTCGCCTTGGTTCTGCAACCCGCCATTCTCGACCGGGCTAAAGGACTGGCTCAAGAAGTTCCACGAGGAAAGCGTGACCTATGGTCGTCCTGGGATAGCCGTCCTTCCTTGCGGATCCGGCAGGCCAGGAACCCGTTACTACTACGACCACTTCTGGGGATGCGACGAGATCGACATCATCTGCTGGGTCAAGGGCAGGATCAGCTTTCTTTTGCCGGACGGAACGCCTGGTCCACGGAACAACTACCCCACCAAGATCGTCGGTTACTGCGTCGAGGATCCCGGCCATTTCGTCTCGTGCTTTGGGCACTTAGGGCGATGCACGGGAATCACGTTGCTCGACTAAAGTAGACATCCACGCTGCCCGATAAGGGCGTAGGAGGTGTCTATGAGCTTGCTTTCTTCGCCGCCCGAGTGGGCTTCGTGGTGGACCTACCGACAGATCGCTGCGTTCTTTTCGGAGCAGCTTTCTCCGCTGACGATCTGCCAACTGATGGTGGCTCGAGCAGACTTCGAAGGTCGCGATCCGCTCGTCAGCCAGATGTGGCACAAGCTCGATTTCTGCGCGCAAGCCGAGATCGCTCAGGCTGTTTGCGAGTTCGAAGAGGATATGCCGTAGGTTCTTACGAAAATTCTCGTTCTTGTCTTGCGTAGGTTTCAAACATTTAATACTGTTTGGAGCACGGAGGACGAAATGACTGGACGAGACGTAGAATTCGAGAACTCGATCATCGCCGCGCATGGAGCAGCGACGTTCAATCTTGTCAGCATCGGGCATACGCTTGCACTCGCAGTAGCGGAAAACCCGAACCTACTAAACAACTTTCGGGTCGAGGACGCGCTTGAGACTGTTCGAAAGGCTCTGCTTGAGGAAGAGCGTCTGAGCCCGTTCGAGTCGAGGTTCGTCCGCGACTACCGGCAGAAGATCGAGACGATCCTCTACACGGGGGAGAGGGTCCTTTGAAGACGAGAGAAGAGCTTCGCTGTGACTTCTGCCAGAAGTTCGGCCCTCGGTGGCAGTTCCCTGTCGAGCAGGAGCAGATCCATCTTGTCACCTACGTCGAAAACGACAGGCAGAAGAAGCACTACGCCCTAGGCTGCTGGTGCGCTTGCACACCGTGCTCGCAGTTGGTCATGCGCGGAAACATCCAGAGACTCGCTGAGAAGGCTGTAGACGGCATAATGGAGCGGAAGGGGGAGCACACGTTCCCGAAGCCTCTGATGGTCGAGGCGTTCAAGGGGATCATGGCGAAGCTGCTTGAGCACCTAGGGGAACGTGAGCCACTCCAAATCAAGGAGGGCTACGGAGACACCTATCATCTCGAGATCGACCCTAACGACACCAACAACGCGGAGAACAACTAGTGAAGCAATTCAGCCTAGGGGAGCTTTTCAGCGACGAGGTCTTGCTTCGCGCTTACTGCATCGGCCCGAACTTCTACCAGCTTCTCGAGGAGATCGTGAAGCCACGCATGAGCGAGATCAACGAAGTCACGGGTCAGGAAAACGACCCGCACTACGTCACCCACGTCCTGATCCACGCTCTCGGCGTCTACACCGTCGCGATGGCTGTCGAGAACGCGGAGAATCAGAACCCGGAGCTAAATTAGCCCCATGCGGGCTTTGATCCCCCCGCGGTCAGCGATCTCGGGACGGAGCACTTCAGCATAGAGACTCTGAAGCTCCTCGTCGGAGCGTTCGTCGGCACTGCCAACTTCCCCCCGGCTGCCGCGGATGAAACCGGCGAGGAGCTTCTTATTTCGAAGCTGACCGACGTGCGGACAGAGCGGAGCAAGCTCCTCGAACGCGTGCTCGATGAACCCTCGCCAGTTGGCGTCATCCCATCGCACGGTCCAGCCCTCGATCTCAAGCCAGGCTACAACCGTCCGCGCCTGCTTGAAGATCGCCCTCTTTCGGACATCTTCCGTCAGGTTGTGCGCCCACTCACGAAGAGCCTGGTAGCCTTTCTGGCCGGCTTCTCGTCGGCAATCCTCATATACCTTGATGAAAAGCAGGACGCGCTTCTCGTCGTCGCTAAAGCCGTCGAAGATCACAGCGGATACTTCCGCCAGGGCAGGATCTCGTAGCCCTCTCGGTAGCCTTCCTGTTCAAGCGTGTTGAGGCGCTCAAGAGAGGCGGAAGCCAGAATCCGGTGCGTGGTATCGGAGAAGTCCACGTAGTCCACGTAGTCCTTCTCAGGGGCCGGCCTGAGCCCACGTCCAAGGATCTGCACGGTGACGCGTCCAACTTCGTGAGCTACACCGCTCTTCTTTGATCCGCCGCCCTTCGTCCCTGTGGCGTTGATGATGGCTCGGATACCGGGAAGGTCTACACCCTCACCCATGATCTCCCGCATCGCGATTACTGCATCGAGATCACCGGACCACAGGTTGCCGAGATGTTCGTCTCTAGCGTTCTGGCTGAGCTTGCCGTTGATGAAAGCCGTCTTGACCCCACCTTTGTCGAGTTGCTTCTTGAGCGCCTCTCCGTGCTTGATGCGATTCACCAGAATCAGCGTTGGCTTGTCCTCCTCCGCAAACAGGCAGGCTGCTTGGAGGATCTTGCTGTTGCGAAACTCGTTCTGAACGACACCTCTTGAGTAGACGTGTGAGTAGGCATCGCTCTCGAACTTGGCTGAGTCCTTGGGGACTTTGACGATCCAGATACGTGGAGGCACGAGCTTCCCAAGCTCGATCAAGTCCCTAGTGGTCATGTTGAAGATCAGAGGTCCGGTCATGCCGATCAGACCAAGACCAGGCCCCTGGAAGCTTGGGGTCGCGGTCAACCCGAAACGGTAGAGGGCCGGAATCTGGTCGAAGATTCCGTGCCACTGCTTGCTCTCGAGGTGGTGGATCTCGTCTCCGATGACGACCTCGCAGGGTCCTAGAACCTTCTGCGTGCGTTTAGCGCGTTGGTGAGCATGAAGCGTCTGCACCATCGCGACGGTGACCTTCGCAGGTTCCCAAATACCGTCCCCTACACGTCCTACTACATCCCGCCCGAGCAACTCAGAGAGCACATCCGCAGTCTGGTGAAGCAGAGCCTTGCGGTGGGTGAGCCAGATCGCAGGACGGTCGTAGGAGGCCAGAATGGCTGCTCCTAGAACCGTCTTCCCTCCGCCAGTTGGAAGCTTGATGACGCCACGACAGTTGGTGAGGGCTGCCTCGAGAGCCTCAGCCTGGTACTGGCGAAGCTCCTTGTCTCCCAGCTTGGTCACCCAGGTATCTGGGATCTCGACCTCGCGCTCGTCGTATAGCTCGTAGGGGAACTCAATCAGGTCGAGTTCCCGGCACACGTCCTCGAGAAAGCCAGTGGGGAAGTAGTAACAGCGACGGCTGTTGTCAAAAGAACGGAAGCGTTTGATCCCGTCCCAGTGCCCCTTCTTGTAGCTTTTGGCGAACCATCTTCCGTGGACCTTGTAGCTGGTCACGGAGTCGATCGTCTTGGCAGGAAAAGCACCTTCGATGTAGGTGCGGGTCGGTCCAACGCGTAGCTTCACGCGTCAAAGGTAGTTTCAAACCTTTAGGAAGTCAAGCTCTACGGAATCGACCCTAGGTTGTCTTGGAACCTAGAGTTGTATAGGTAGGAGAACTCAAACGAATCTCCGGGAGCGACCGGAATCGGAACACTGAAGTTCCCACCACCCCAAAGCTGGTCAACGGCTGGGTTTGAGTTGGGGAACAAGCCAGCGTAGGAGACAAGCGCGCCGCCGATGATGTTCCCAGTCCCGGTAATGTCGAGAACGGTCGAGCCAAACCAAGAGAACTCGCTTGCGCTCAACTCCGCAAAGAAGGTCTTCGTGTGGTTGAAGAACGTCGTGACCCCGTTGGACTGCGCGGTCGAGTTGATCGTGATTGCGCCCGCGGTGAAGATCAGCGGGTACCACAAGTTGAAGTTGTTAGTCTGCGTGCGGTCACCAAAGACCGTGCGAGTTAGCCCTTGAAGCGTGACCACGTTGTGGGTGTAGCGCGAAGCGATCTGCCGACCATCGCGCATGACCCGCACGTAGATACCGGGGCGCTTAGGGCGCATTCTTCACCCTGATCGACGCAACGATGGTCAGGTTGGTCGCCGTTCCCACGTCGGTAAACGCAGAGCCGAACTCGACGCCGAACCACAGTGCTGCCCCGGTCGTGTTGACGAACGTCGTTGCTGTCGTTGGCGTGGTGAGGTTGGTGATTAGACGCAGGTTGGTGAAGACTGCACCGGCAGGGGACGACTGGTTCGGGAGGTCGATGATCGCGTTGCCCTGGAACCTGTAGTGCGCCTCGCTCAGAGACGGAGAGTTGGTCAGGATCGAGAATCCGCCAAACCCGGTCAGGTTGTTTGCCGACAAGAAGATGACCGGGTCATTGGGAAAGTAGGTGTAGGACGGGCTGTTGATCGAAGTGGAGCGATCAAACGTTGCATTCGACAGTAGGTAACAGTTTCGTCGCTGAATCTGCCCTGTCATCGCTGCGCGCGTGATCTGCTCCAACCCCTCCGCAAAGAAGAACCAGTTGGTGCAGGGAATCACCTCGAACGGGGTGTTGGGGAACGCAGATGTTGGGTCGAAGTGATTGGCGACAGGAGCGGAGAGGCTCAGATACTCAACGGTGTCTCCAAGCGTGCGGATGTTGGTTTCGTCCTGTAGACGTTGCCGCGCTCCTACCCCACCAGCCAGCAGACTACGAACATGCGCCCCCAGGAGGGATCTTCCGTCTCCGTATGGAATGTAGGTCATGCAGGAAGCACAGCCCAGACGCGACTGTTCACGTTGTTGTCCTGCCAGACGATTCCGGGAAGGCCGGTCCCACCAGGCGGCTGCGAGATGAACAGGATGTCGTAGTCCTCAATGTAGTCGGGAGTGACGCGCCAGTCCTCGGTATCGCTTCCGTCCGTGGCTTGTAGCGCGTCCTGTCCCGTCCAAGTGAACGTGACCCCGTTGACCGTCTGCCCATCGATTCGCGTGCGCTGAAGATCAGGAGGACGCGCTACGACCACCGTTCCGATCTCGGTGCCTGCGTTGTCGAGAAGCTGGCAGACGATTGTGTCGTCCCCGTTCTCCTTCAGGAGCGCTCTGCGAGTCGCGCCACCAGACGACGAGAAGAGCCCATAGCGGCTCGTGCTGAACGGAGTGTCTTCATAGACCCCGGTGAAGACCGCAAGGACGATGTCGCCGACACTTGGGGCTGGGACGTTCGCCGGGAAGGTGATGGTGATCGCTTTCGTGGTGAAGTCTGGGTCTTCGATCCAAAGCGAACTTGCCTCCGGGATCAGCCTCCTACCGCTGCAAAGCTGCGATGACTCGTCCACAGCATCGACTTGGACAGGCCAGTAGAAGTGCGTGTCGTTGCCGACCGACTGCGGCGCCTTCTCGAGCCCGAACTCACCCGCCTCGTTGTCCTCTTCCCGGACCTGAAGGGTGATCTGTCTCTCGAGACGCTTGACTCGGTCCAGCAGACGACCGATGTGCGCTGCGATGAGTTCTTGTCCGAGAAGAGCCGGGAGTTCAGGTTCAGCCATTAGGTGTTCAGCAGGCCAGCCGTATCGCTGGTCAGGTTGAGGGTGCTAAGACCACGCTTGCCGAAATTGTAGATGTACTCGGTCAGGAACGCGTCGATGGACTCAATCCCCGTCTTCTTGGTCGGGTGCTGCACGCGCACCTTTGCGTTCAGTTCGATGAACTGCTCGATCGGATCGCCACCGATCGGAACGTCTCCCTCGACCACCACGTCCTTGTAGAGATTGAGACGCCCGACTGCGTTCTCGATCGTGACCTCATCTCGACTAACCGTCTCGTAGAGAACCCGCTCGACTCCGTACTGCGTGAACGCGGTGCCGGTGAAGCCCGCGGTGGGGAACCGCACCGAAGTCAGCAAATCCTGCTGAGGGATCGTCGTGACGATCGTGATTGACGTCCCGGCACTCGTGATGGTGGTGACCGACGACGGGTTGTTGAAGAACCCACCTCGCTGGTAGTAGGTCAGCGTGACCTCTTCAGGACCGATCACGTCGCCGGGGATGTAGGGGTCGCCGCGGGTGAAGACGTGGAAGCGCGCGATGAACAGGCGTCGGTTTTCGATCAGGCGTCCGTTGATCGGAACCCAACGCTCCTCCCCTCCCCAGTACTTGATCTTCGCGCGCAGGTTCGCAGGCGTGCCGGGGAGACGATCGATGTCCTGATCGAACGTCCAGCGCCGGTAGACCCAGGTGTACTCGTTCTCGAGTGTGAACGGATTCGGCTGATTAGCCGTCAGCAGGTTCCAGTCGTCCTCGAGTTCCGGCAGCCAGAGAGGCCGGAGGCTGATCTCCGCGCGCTGAAGCTGAAGACCCGACTCGAGCAGCCCTTCTTCTTGATAGAGGATCGAGTTGTCTTGCTCGTCCTCCTGCTCGGTGTAGAGCACGATCGCGGTGAACCTATCCTGCGTGCTCACGTCGAAATTCAACGACTCGACGTTGACCGAGCAGACGTTCACGATGTTCGTCGGAGCCGTCAGCAGGTTGTGGAACTGCCACGTCTGCGATGCGTCGTCGTAGTAGAGCTTGACGCCAGATTCGCCACTCGCAAGCTGCTGGACCGCACTAGCGAAGCCGACATTATTCAGCCGAACCGTATCGCTGATGAAGCCGGAGAACTGCTCGAGGCCGGGGTTGCCGATCGTGGCCGGAATCCCTGCGGCAGCCAGGTCAGGAGACGCACGCTCGAACACCTCCTGAATTGCAGTAGCAATCGGAATGGTGAACGTCTGGCGAATCTCTGCACCGAACGGAGTGACCGTAGTGACCGTAGTCCCTGCGGTGAAGATGATGTCGGGTCGTCCGGCAGTGTTGAGGACCGTGATTTCGTTTGCGATCTGGTAGAAGCCAAGAGCCTCGTATTCGATCGCCTCGTTGTTGTTTTCTCCGACGTGCGTCCGGTTCTTGATCTTCCCCGTGAAGATCCGCTGGAACATACTTCCGGTGCCGGTGAAGTCGAAGTCGAGAGTGACCTCATCCTCCGGGTCGAAGGTGGGAAACCCGATCTCCGGGGTAGCGATCTCGCTGAAGTTGAGGCTCTTACCGTCGTAGCTGATGCGGAGGCTGTCGAGGTTGAAGAAGCAGTTCGTGCCTAGGTCGATCGGCGTCCCCGCAACCGTGAACAGCAAGCTGTTCGGGTCCGCTGGGTTGATGAGGTCGCCGGCAAGGGGAGGGTTGACCACCGGGCGATAGAGTTGTTCCTCGAGCCCGAAGGTGGCCTTCCCGACCCAGGGGAAGGTGAAGATCGTCTTCTTGCGTCCGGTGAACTCAAGCTCAGCCTCACCGACCATCTGGAAGCTAGACGGGGGGTTTGGGTTGAACTGCGCCTGGGCATTTCCTTCGAAGCCGAACTCGCCGAAGAGCTTGACCACCCCATTGAATTCAAGGTCTGCGTTGGCCTCGAGTTCGAAGCCTGCTGTCCTACGCACGAACCCGCTGAACCCAGACTCCGCTTCACCCTCCAACGCGAAGGTGAAGATCTTGGTGTAAGCCCACTCCATCGTCGCTTCGCCTTCGAAGGCGAAAGTCTGAGGAATCGTGATCTCGGGACGGTATTGAGAATCTGCGACGCCTTCCCAGCGCCAGCTAGGAGGGACGAAGGTGTAGACACCCGTGTATTCGCCGAGCGCTTCTCCCTGCCACTGCCAGAACGGAATCGTGTCGTTGTTGGCTACGTCCACGGCACTAGCGCCGGGAAGAACACCACCAGGCGCGGCGAGGTAAACATCCACGGCACTAGCACCACCGGATATTCCTCCCGTGTCCGCTAGCGCTACATCAACCGCACTGGCTCCATTGACGGTGTCGTCAAGGATCGCAGTGAGTTCAACGATTCCCGAGAGGTGAGGCATTAGGACTTAGAGGCGCTCGCGTACCACGCGGTCGGATCACCCGCGGGGATCGAGTCGTCGATGGTCTTGTGGATGACGCTGAGCGTAGACGTTCCGTCCGCATCCCAGTCCTCTACGACCCAGACGCCAGGACTCTCCTCGACCAAGGAAGCACCAGCTTGCCCAAGTCCCCCAGAAGGGACTTCCAGCGTCGCCTGGTTGTCTGGTGCGCCTGGGGGGTAGTCGTAGTAGAGGCGAATCTTGGTGTCCGCGTTACCAGGGTCCCCGCCGATGCGGTAGGTACGCTGGACGCCATCCTGAACCGGGGTAGGGAGTGCCGTCTGAAGCACCCACAGGTTGCCGTCCGTCCATTGGACGTGATTTCCGTAGTAGGGGCAGTTGAGCGAGCCGTGAATCTCGGAGTTGAACTCCGTGTTCCCTACGAACGTCACCCCGCTGCCGGTGTGCTCGAACAGGATGATCCCCGCACCGCTCGACGCTAGGCCGAAACGGAGTTGGATGAAGCACCGCTCATCCCCAAGCGGCGTCTGGAGATCGTAGTAGTTTGAGAAGCCCCAGTTGAGGCTGCTCACCGTGCTATTTAGCCCACCACCAGGGCGTAGGAGCGGATCGAGCAGCGTGTTGGTGACATCCGTGATCGTTCCGAGTCCTGGGTCATACTCGAATAGCCCAGCCCCACCTCCGGTTGCAGGAGCGCAGATGTAGAGCAGGCTTCCGCGCGCCCAGAGCCCAACAATCCCCTGCGGAGCACCAAGGGTGAAAGCAGGGACGGTGATCGTAGGGACGGTGATGACATCCACCCACGCGCCACCAAGGATGACTTGTAGCGTATACGAGCCACCGGACGTTGTTCCGTTTACCCGGTACACGTTGTTGTTGATGGTGGCGAGGCAACTTTGAACGATGGATCCCGACCCGCCAGACACGTCCGTAATCGACGCGTCCTCGATGTTGAAGATCTTGGTGAACACTCCTGTTCCGGAAGATGAACGCGCAGCGTTGGCGTAGAACAGCGCCCCGACAACGAGCGCGGGCGGAGAATCGAGCGTCCTCGAGACCTCCCCACTAGAAGTAGTCGTCTGCACGACTCCGGGGGTGTTGTAAAACCAGCGCAGGTAGATAGGGATGCTGTTCCCGAAGCTGTTGGCCCCAGCAACACGCGCAACCAAACCGGGGCCGTTCGAACTCAAGAACGGGTGAAATCCGGTGAACGCCGCAGAGGAAGTCGTGTTGCGCGTGTAGAGGGTTTGCCAAGTGAACGGCGGGCTGCCGGTAATTACCGCGTTCACCGCTCGCCACTCGTTGTTCATAACGTGGATGTAGCCACCCATATGAGCAGCGACGTTGTAGTTGTTCTGTTTGTAGGACGAAGTCGTGAGAAGCGACCCACCGGGGTTGTCAACGACTTGGAGGAACCTCCCTGCGACTGCACGCAGCAGGCTCGTGGTGCCGGTCCTGTAGACCGTGTTTAGGAAGTTTCCCATTTGAGTACCCTATCTGCTGAGGGTGATGATGTTAATAGAGCCGTCGTCTTGCACGTCGGCTCGCTTGACTTCGGCGATGGTGGCGCGCACGCCATTGATGCAGATCTCGTCGCCAGCGACTACGTTTTCCGCCAGCTTGGTCGTAACGAGATCGCACATCGTGATCGCAGTTCCCAGCGGCGCAGCCGCAGAACCATCGGACGGGCCATCCACGAAGACGAAGATGATGTTGGTTTCGACCGTAGGCATGACGCTCCTATGGGGCTGGCATGTTTGCTGCTTCAGTTAGCAGCAGATCAATGTAGACATCGCCGGGGAAGTCTAGGCCAAGATCAGCGACGCGATCCCAGATGATGGCACTGGCTGTTCCTGAAGGCGAGCTTGTGACGTTGTCGATGCGCTTCTGCCCGCTATTGAGCGCTCCAGTAGGGCCGGAGAACCCGATCGGCGTCCCAGAGTTTTGCGGAAGCCTCGAGCCATCTCCGTTGCTCGGCCCTGCCCCGCGAGCACGGTAGTAGACCCGCGACGAGAGGAACGTGGACGCCACATCGAAAGCGTAGTAGGAGAGCCGCACAGCACCGGGGTTGACGGTTTCGTCTGGAGCCACCAAGTAGGGAAGGATCTTCCGGTTGTAGTTGATGATCTCCGGGCCAAGTCCGAACCCACTGCTGTAGCTGACCCCACCAGGCGTAGCAGGGTTGTTGACGATTGCGCCGACGCCACCCGTGGTCGCGAGAGGGGCGGAGATCATCGGGATCAGGAATGGAACCGTCGCAGGGTTCACTCCGTTGTTTCCCCGATGGAAGTAGAGACGATGCTGCGTGTCTAGGCCCGGAGCCGTGTCGCTGTCCGAGATCACGTTCACAGCCGCAGTGGTGGAGAACTGGTTCGTACTGGCGAACGTGTGGCTGACGTTGGTGACCGTGAGCGCGGAATACAACGTCTCCGTGGCCTCCACCCTGTAGATGTTCAGCGTGAACCCGCTGGTCTGCGGCCACAGAACGAGGACGTTGGTAGCCGACTTCGCAACTGCGAACGTTCCCCCAGGCGCCAGTCCGAACGATCCCAGCGTCGTCGGAGAAGCCCAGTTTGGACCCTCCCACATCTGGAGACTTCCTAAGTTGAGCCCGACGAGGAACAACCTCCGACCGAGCACGAAAAACGTGTCTCGTGGATCGTTCGTCTTGGTGGGGCGGGGGATCTCCTCGACCACGTTCTGCTCAGGATCGAAGGTACACATCAAACCTTCGGCAGAGAGGTAGAGTTTGCCTCGATACGCCACCGGAACCGTCATGGCAGTCACAGCGACGGACACCGAAGTCGTGAACGAACTCCACGTTCCAGCAAGAACGTCCAACACGACCACACCAATAGCGTTGCCCGTCGCCTTGTAGAACCCAGCGACGTAGTACTTCCCGTCTCGACCGAAGAAATCGTAGAGCCCGGTGTGGATACCGTACCCCAGTGCGGTATCTTGGTTCGTCGTCGTGTGAACGACAGCCCATCCGGGAGTCGGCGCACCGTCTGCTCGCCAGATCTGGTTGCCTTGGTAGATAAACGCACCGTAGCCGTTCGCCAGGTTCCTACCTGGCGTCGGCATCATGATGACGCGGTCGTAGGCATAGTAGTTGTTGCTGAGCCCTGGGTTCTCCTGCGTGTATCCGCTCAACGTCGGGAAGAACCCCGTGTTTGACCACAGGGTTCCATTGTTGACGTAGGTCCCCGGCGTGACGGTCGGGGACGACATTGGACCAGTGACAGGACGAAACCAAGGCGTCGGCATCGGCTACTAGTCCAGACGGATGTAGAAGTTCCCGGAGGGGACCTCGAACACGTCGTCGGTCTGGATCGTGCGGACGCTGGTCGGCTCTCCCCAGTAGAGGAGGTTGCCAGACCCAATAGCCTCGGAGTCGAACACCGCTCCCGCCACGATGGCACCCCACGGGGTGGTAGCCGGGGAGAAGGTCAGCGTAGCACTATTCACGCACGACCAGTCCGGGCCGCTCGTAGGCTCGCTGAACTCCACCAGCTTGCGCTCGTAGCCAAGACCAGAAGCGACCTCGGTGAAGTTGACCTCACTGCCGGTCGTGGTGATCGCGGTGCCGAGAGCGAAGTAGAGCGTGCTCGGGCTGGTGAAGGTGGACCCGAGCAGCGTAGCGCCGAGAAGCTGCTGCTCGAGGTAGTCGCTGAAGTTCATGGAGTCCTCGTAGGCTTGACGTTCCCAACGAACGTGAGTCTGAAGTAGCCGGCTCGAAACAGTCCGAGATCGGTCGGGTCTTCTTGGCGGAAGTCCTCGAGATAGCAGCCACCATAGCTGATCTCGCTGAACCCAGTCACGCTGGCAACGCTGCTGACCAGCGTCAGAGTCGCCACGTCCGACATAATCAGGTCTTCCAAGTCGTAGCCGAACTGGACGAACTCCCCTCGAGACGCCTCCTCGCGGTAGACCTTGAACTCGTGGCGGAAGATCTGCGCGGGGTAGCGCCCGTCGAGAAGCACGTCAGGGCACCAGAAGTTCTGCCGCTCTGCGATCGGGGTAAGTCGCGCAGCCTGCGCCAGACGGAAGTCCTGCACGAAGTCCCCAACAACGGCAGTCGAGAACACCAGGGTCATGTTTCCGGCGAACACCGGCTCGAGGTTGTTAGGCATTAGCGCGGTGCTCCACCAGTGCGAGAGTTCAGCGACCGGACGAGAAGGTTGCGCTGACCGACGAGAATCTCACGCACCGTTTGCGCGATGACTTGGTCTTGGATCTGGAACTCGTCTCCGATGTTCTTGAGGTTTCGGGCGAGAAGCTGCTGAAGCTCGGTGAGTCCCTTGGTGACCTTCTTCTGTCGGTTGACGACCTCACTTCCGGTATCGTCCAACTCCTTGCGCTGCGCCGCGATTTCCTTCGTGATGGAGTCTCCGATTCCGGTGTCGGTCGGTAGAGCGTCGATTGCGCCAAATCGTTCCGCAGCCGTCGTCGCCCCAGCCCTCCGCTTGCGAACAGCCTCGAGTGCCTTCTCCTCGAGAGAAAGCTCCTCACGCTTGAGCCGGTTGAGTTCCTTCTGGTCCTCGACCAACTGTTGAACAGCCGCTCGCTGCTTGTCGGCTAGCGTCGAGAAGGACTCCTCGATCTGACGTACCTCGTCGTTCAGCGCCTTCTGGCTGCGCTGGCTCTCACGGATCTTCTTCTCGAGTTCCTCTTCCTGCGCGTTGAGCTTGGCGCGATCCTCTGCCTCGAGACGGGAGATCTCTCGGCGAGCGGTCTGTTGATCCACACCAGCCTCGAAAAGCTCGTTGAGTCGCCGCTGCCGCTCGAGGCGCTGATCACGCTCTTGTGTGCGTCGGCCCCCAGTGCGGAACGCCTCAAGCTGCTCACGCAGACCACGAAGCTCGTTTCGACTCTGCACGATTCGATCGCGCAGGGTGAAGGCGAAGGCTCGCTCAAGCTGCTGAATCTGCTGAGGACTGGATGCACGCTCGAGCGTCTGCCGGAACTGCTCAACCGTCTGCGTCAGATCAGAGAATCCGGGAATTGCCACGTCTCGCGTGCTTCGGCGGATGAGGTCGATCCGACGAGAGAACACGTCGATGTCGTTCGAGAGAGCCGTCCCGAGCCCGCGCTCAGAAAGCTCTGCACGGAACTGGCGGAGGAAGTTCTGAACCTCGAGCCCTTGCTGGCGAGCTTGGCGGATCGAGCGGTTCAGCCCCTCGAAACTGCGGTCTGGGGTTTCGTCCTCAAGTTCACCCGCGGCGCGGATCTTGCGGACCCGGTTCAGAATCCGCTGTTCTTCCTGTTCGATGCGACGGAAGTCTTCCTCGATCCTCTTCCGCGTCTGGTCGGCAAGCTGAGCACGCCGGTTCTCGATCTCGGTGAAGGACTCCTCCTGTAGACGCTGTGCCTCCTCAAGTGCGTTGCGGAGCTTCCGAAGCTGCGGATCAGAAACGCCAAGAGCAGCAGCGAGAGCCGAATCCCCTTCTGCACGATCCTGAAGCTGTAGCTCTCGCTTTCTGATCTGGTTGTCCAAACGTGCGATGGCGATCTGAAGACCGTTGACGGAGCGGATCGACTCCTCTCGTGCCTTAGCAAGCTGCTCGTTCAACTTGATGAGACGAGGGCTCACACCAGCAGCTTGAAGCTCTTGCGTCTCGATAAGCGCTTGAAGCTCTTGCCGCTGTCGCGAAAGCCGCTGATTGACGATGTCGATGGAGAGTGCTTCTGCGTCAAGGATCGCTTCCCGCTGTCGCGTTCCCTCGCTGACGATGTTGGTCGCCTGCTCTTCAATACGCTCAAGCGTGCGAACCCGCTCCCGCCGAGCATTGCTGAGAGCCTTCTCGCGCTTATCGAGATCCTCGATGGCGAGCGCCTGACGCTGCTTCGACTGGAACGTTGCCTCCGCTTCCGCCTCCTGCGCCTCACGGAAGGTGTTTGCGGCATCTCGAAGCTCGGAGTCCGTCTTGACTGCTTCAGTTCGAAGCGCTTGCTGCTGCTGGGTGAAGTCCAGAAGGATCCGCGCGTTCGTGTTCTTGAACAGGTTGCGTCGTTGGGTCTGGAGCTTCTTCGTCTCGTTGATCGCAAGGTTGGCAGCCTGCTGAAGAACCTTGAGTTCAGCATCAACCTGCTGCGCGTCAGCGAAAAGCTGGGCACGCTCCGCGCCCTCAAGAGCCTCTCGAGCTTCAATCGCCGCACGAGCAGCACCGCGAAGCAGAGGCTCAGCCTCCAAAAGCTCCTTGTTTTGACGGGCGAAGACTTCAGCGCCCTGCTCAACAGCCGTATTCAACTGAGATTGCACCGCTCGCTGCGCCTCGAGAACTCTGTTGCTCTTGATGCTAAGCACCAACCCATCACGCTTGACGCGGTCGGTGAGTTCTAGATTTCGAGCCTCGCGTTCGCGCAGGTTGAGCGTCTGCTCAAGTTCGTTACGAAACGTCTGCTCGGCAGCAGCAAGCTGCGTCTGGAGTTCCTGAACGTCACCCTGAGAGGTTTGCAGAGCACGGGGAAGCTGCACACCGAAGAACGCCTCAAGCTCAGCGATGCTTCCGGTTTCGCGAATTGCCTCAAGCTCCTTGCGGAACTGCGGAAAGCGAAGCGCAAGTCTCTGAACGAAGGAGTCGAAGCGAGCAGCGTCCTCGCTAAGCGTCTCGAACGCAGTCTCGCCGCCAAGATCCTGTAGGTCCCTGCGGGTGTCGAACACGCTTTGCGAGAACTCACGCTGGGTGCTCTTGAGTTCGTTGAGTTCCTTGCGGTAGTTCTCCGCCTCGATCGTGGCGTCAACGAACGCAGTCGCGGCCAGAGCACCAAGACCAACAACCGCAGCACTCAGAAGACCGATCGGACCAGTCAGTGCGGTCAGCGCCCCAAACGCCACGGTCAGGAGCTTGACGCTCCCTGCGGCTGCGCCAAGACCTACGACAGCCGTTCCGAACGTAATGATGTTCGCCACGGCTCGAGGAGTGATGAACGCGCCTCCGCTGGGGAAAGCCTTCAGGAAGTCACTGACCGCGGAGACACCTTCGCGGAGAACCGGAAGGAACTGGTTGCCGACCGCGACCGTCGCCTCCTCAGTGAGTCGGGGCAGCGAGGAGATCTGCTTACCGACATCCTGAAGGGCAGCCTCGTAGGTGCCTGCGATCAGCCGACCCTTGTCAAGCACTTCGTTCAGGACAAGCTGCCGCTTCTCGAATGCGGTCAGGCTCTTCGTCGTGCGTCCCGTCTCCTGAGCAAAGCGTGCATAGACGTTGTTCAGGTTGATGACGATGCCCAGGTTGCGGAGGAGCCGAACGTCGTTTCGCTGGATCGCGAGAACGAGGCGCTCGAAAGCCTGCGAGGAGTTGACACCCGCGATGACCGCAGCGTCCTGAGCGACGCGGGTAAGCTCCGCGGCGCGGCTCAGGTCGATGTTCGCCTGGGCAAGCTGGGTGAGCGACCGACGAGCGGCCTGGGTCGTAATACCCAGTCGCTTGACGTTCCGCTCGAGAACACCAAGCTGGGTTCCGCTCTGCCCAGCAATACGACCGACGTTGTTGAGGACAGTCGCCAGATTCTCTACGCGAGCGGCAAGCAGCGCAGCGTCACGACCAAAGGCAGCTAGTCGAGCAGCACCCAGCGCGGCTCCCACAGCCGCAATAGCTGTGGGAAGCGCACCGATCTGCTGCGTGAGGTTCCGAGTCTCGTTCTCGGTGTCGCTGAGCGTCCGATTGAAGCGGAGGAGGTTCCGCTGCGTGTTCGAAAGCTCTTGACGAGCACCTCGACCATCGACCCGAATACTCAGGTTGATGCCGCCGATGTTCACGCCGGCCATTAGATGAAGCCTCTACCAGTCCGGTTGACGTGTCGCATGTATTCCTCTCCGGTCATCTTAGCGAAAGGCTTCTTCTGCGACTTCTTCGGCTTAGGTTCGGCTTGCTTTCTTGGCTGATCGCCTTGGAGCCAGGCTTGATACCTGCGGAAACCCACGGAGAGGAGGAGGATTTGTCCTTCCGTGTGTCTCGAGATCAGGTCATCGAAGCTGGTCCCAAAGCGCTCAGTTAGAACAGCCCAGCGAGCGTGCTCCTCAAGCGGACGGACCTGATCTCTGCTTGCCGCATGAGCGTCACCAACATGCGCAAGCCGGTTAGCAAAAAATCGTTGTCTGCCTGGAGCGTCGTCTGGCGCACAACGAGATCCTGCACCTCGCCGAGAGTGATCTCCTCCTCCTCGAGAGCCGCCTTCACGTCCTCCCACTGGTAGTAGGTGACCAGCACGTCGGCGATGTCGAAGAGCACCTTCAGGATGTGCTCCTCGTTCACGTCTTCGGCGTCGGCCTTCTTCGCGATCTGGTCTTGGATCGCGCGCCCAACCTGATCTTGGAAGGGCTTGACGAGAGCGTGGATCTGCTTCGACCACTTGATCGGAAGTGGGCGGAGCTTCCGCGGCTTGTCGAGGATGACGATCTCACGAACGTCGGTGTCCGGGAACAGAACCTTGGAGAGTGCGGCTCGCTCGTCTTCAGCAAGCCGCACGATCTCCTCAGCGGTCGTGTCCCGAAGGCTCTCCGCAACCGAAGCTGCGGCAGAGCCCTGAAGATCATCGGTCATGTTTCTCCTCCTAGTGCTTAGGTCAGAGGTGTTGTGCTAGCCCGTTAGGACTAGCAGTCGCCGAGCGTCGGGAAGTAAACGCGACGAGCGATGACGAGTTGGTTCTTGCCACCAGCGCCGGGAATGTCGTCTCGGCTGACGCCGAAAGCGTTGAAGTTCAGCGGGATCCGCTCATTCTCGGTCGGACGAATCTCCTCGGTGAACTCGTCGCCGGGGGTCACCTTGAAGAACTGGTGGATCACCTGGCTGCCGTCGATGAAGTCGGTCACGCCGAGCAGCATCGATTCACGGATTTCGTTGGTGCCGACGAAAGCCTCCACGAAGTCGTAGATGCCGACGAAGTCGCCAGCAGCGATCGTGTTGAGGGGGGTGATCGCGAAGGCGACGGTCAGACCGTCGTCCGTGATCGACCCGATCCGCGTCTCGACCGTGTCCGGGTTGTCGAAGTCCGCGACCGCGGTAGCGATGGCGATCTGGCGACCGACCGCGAGCGACTGGAGGTCGGTCGTGTTCGCGAAGGTGACGACGTTCTGGTTCGTCACGCTGGCGATGGTCGCGACCGCAGTCGTGCTCGAGACGTTGCTGTAGTTGCCGAAGGCGAACTGCACCTTGCGCCACGAGTTCGAGTGCAGACTGAGTTCGAAGGTGCCCTCGAGCCCGATCACAGCCTCGAACTGTCGAACCGCAGGCAGGCCGGCATCGAGTTGGAACTTGGTCCGGGTGACCGCGAAAGAGGGGGTGTCCTCTACCACGGCTCCAAGATCGAAGAAGCCTGCGGGCAGGCTACCCAGGTCGATACGACCCTGAGTCTCCGGCTCCCAGGTGGCGGGAAGGTCAGCGATCAGAAGCCGCTGGATACCCAGCGAGACTTCGACCTCGTTGATTTGGTTCGTGAAAGTCTTATCGGCCATCGCGCAATCCTCCTAGCGCTGGGTCGTCGTGACGATCACGTAGTTGAGCGGGTAGTTAACCCGTCCCGCGTCGTCCTTGAAGTAGGTTCCTGGCTCAGCAGTTGCCGTGATTCGTCCAGGCCACTTGGGCAGGACGTTCCACTTGTTGTCCAGCAGATTATTGATTTCCACCGCTTTTGCCAAGCCCGCCTCGGCATTCACGTTGCGGACGACGACCTGAAACGCCGGTCGTCGGGTCGGATCGTCTGGGAAGGAGACGCCGCCTGTATGCACGACGACGACCCCATTCTCCGATTCGACCGGAAGTGCTTGGATCCAAAGGTCTTCGCCAAGCACACCTACGCTATTGGCAGCCAGATAGGCTGCCAATAGCTCGAGCAGTAGGTTGCTGTCTTTGGGCACTACTAGCGCTTCTTGCGGATCTTCAAGCGCTTGTTGCGCTTACGGCTGAAGGACTTGTTGCGATTGCCGATTCGCTTGGCTTTACGGCCCACGCCTTTGGGGAGCTTCGTCACCTTGATCCTCCAGCTTGATGGATTCGGTCTTCACCACCCGCAGGATGTTTCCCGCTTGGATGTCCACCTCCACCTTCCCGAAGAACTGCCGCTCCTGCAAGGTGCGAATGAAGTCTACTAGCCTTTCCCGCTGCTTTTCGTGGTCTTGGTTCACCGCAGCCTGCCCGTCTTCGTGTGAATCGCGTTGGTGCCCATCTCGAGCAGCTTTGCGGCCTCGGGCGGGTAGGCGGCTTCGATCGGCTTGAACTCCTTGGTCTGCTGCTTGTAGTCGTCCATGCCCTGAGCACCAAGACGCACGAGCATCTGGCCGACCTGAGTGCCGAAGAAGGCGCGGCACTCGTGACGGTCGAGGAACCATCGGTCGTCAGCTTCGACACCCTTGTTCGCCTGCTTGCCCATGCTGGCGGAGAGCCCGAGAGCAATCGAGAAGGGAGGACAGGGGCGATCTGCGTAGCAGAGCTTGTTCTCGCTGAGCATCGCCAAAGCCTCCTGATACATCGGAAAGGCAAGCTTGTTGTAGACGTGCGAGGGGTCTGCCAGGTGCGTCAGGTAGAGCCTGATCGCTGCCTCGAGATGCTTGTGTGCAGGACTTCCTGGGAGAATCCTCTGCTGCTTCTCCCGCTCCTTGCTCCATTTGGCGACGTTGATGTGGTCGCGCTGGATCAGGACCCAGGTCAACTGCCGACCCGGATACACGTCGTGGTCCCTTTGGAGAAGAGCCATGTTCCGGTTCGAGCACTTGTCCCTGCGCTGCCGCTCGTGCAGGTAGCCGTAGTGCGCGAGATTCACGTCGGGGATCAGCATCGTCGGGCGGATCGGGTTGTCGTAGCCGCCCTTCGACGTGTCCTCGCAGTGCTCGTGAATGCAGCCGACGAAGCGGTAGTGCTCACGATTCCGTAGAACGCGAATCGGCATATCGAAGGTGCCGTGAACGTCGAGCATGAGGTGGCACTGCTTGATGCCGAAGCCCTCGAGCATGGTCGTGTGGAGGTAGCGACGAAGCTTGGCTGGGTCGGTCACGATCTCGTCGGTGTCCAGCCAGAAGATCCAGTCCTCCGTCACGCCCTCGATGCTGGCGTTGCGCATCTGCGCAAAATGGTCGAACTCGACCTCGCGGATCTCGAGCTTCTCCTGCGGAACGTGCCACTCGAAAAGCTGCCTGGTGTGGTCGCTGGTACGCGTGTCGAACGCGACCACGATCTTGTCGGCGATCGGCTCGACGTGCTTGAGGCACTTCGCCAGGTAGTCCTCTCCGTCCCGCACGATCATGCAGACAGCAAGGCTCTGGTAGGGGCGAGTGATCTCGACCCTGCGGACGGTGTTGAGGGGCTGCGCCTTGAACCCGCCGTTCTCGACACCGAACACGCAAACCCACGAACCCTGGATGTCTCCACCGTCGCTGATGTCCTCCTCCACGAAGGCGAGGCGCGCAGCGACCTCGGTGCCGACCATCTCGGAGTAGTCCTCTTGGGTCAGGCTCCAGAGACGTGGCGCACCATCCTCAAGCGTCGCCGAAGTCGCTCCGGTCTTCGACGTGACGACGAGCACCCCATCGTTCTGAGGAATGCGACTGAGCCACTCGAACTCTTCCCACGGTCGGAGGAGGCTCTCCAAGTACCCGCCGACGAACACCACATCGGCCTTCTTGTGGTAATCGCCTGGGATCGAGGTCGCGACGTGGACCTGAACACGATCCCCAAGCCCCATCTGCTCGATCGACCTCGCGTGCAGGCTGACGATCTCCTCGTCGGCGTCGAACATAACGACCTGGGCTTCAGGGAACATCTTGGCTGCCACCAAGCCGAAACCCTCGACCCCGCTGGCAAAGTCGATGATGTAGTTCGGAGTGCGCTCGAGAGAACGAGCTACGAGTTCGGCTGCGCGCTTGAAGCGAGGCAGCGCGTCTTGAATCATCCTCGTGATGTTCTCGGGGTCGATCGGGTCCTGCCTGGTGACCTCGGCGAGTTCCTCTTCGGCACGAGCGAGCAGCCCATGACCCGGAACGCTCTTGGCGGAGTCCACCGCGGTCATCACGTTGCCGGAGCGCAGAAGCTCCGAAACGATCTCGGTGGGCTTGGTCGCGACACGGTGAGCGAGCTTCTCCCGGAAGTGAGCCGTCCAGTTCTCCGCGACTGCATCCCAGGTGTAGCCACGCTGCATGATCCACTGGGGACCATCGTCCTGCATGGACTTCGCGATGTCTGGGTTGGAGAGCAGGAAGTCCAGCCTGCGCACGAACTTTGCCGTGTACTCCTCCGTCCCCGGCTTGCCGCGGATTAGGAACCCGTTGACGCTGTTCCCGACCGTCTCCCGCAGAGCGAAGTCATCAGTCGTGATGATCGGCGTCTTGCAGGCGGCAGCCTCCATAGCCGTGATGCAGGAGATCTCAGGGAAGTCGGTCGGGTAGAGGAGCGCTTGTGCTTTGGACATCTCCTCGTAGAGCCGGTCCTTCGTGAGATGTCCGACGTTCACGACCGAGTCGCCGAAGCGCTGGGTGAGTTCCTTGCACATCGCGTTGATCTGCGTGACGTGCTCTGGAACCTGCATCCCTCCCAGGCTGTAGTTGCAGTAGTGCAAGGTCGCCTGCGGATACTTCTCGAGCACCTTCGGCCAGATGTCGCGCAGAAGCCAGTGCAGTCCGCGCTCCGGTCGGCTCGAGTAGAAGAACCGCAACGGCACCTTCTCCTGCCGGTGCTTCTCGATCAGGTCGAGGTCGATGCCGTTGCTCGTCTTCCACATGAACTGCCGGAACTCGGCGATCTTGTTCTCCTTCTCGTCTTTCTCGTTCGTCCCGACCGTGTAGTTGTCGATGTGGAAGTCGGAGAGGAGGAAGATCTCGTCCGTCTGGTAGAGGTTCCCGCAGAGCCGACCCTTGTCTTGGATCGTGTCGTGCAGCCAGAGCACTCGCCAGGCAGCCTTGTTCGGCTGCGTGAGGAATTCCGGCCAGCGGCTCGCGATGAACACGTCCCACGCGATCGTGCGGTTCATCGCGGCGAACTTGTCAACCCCGTAGTAGGAGACACCGTCGAACACACCCTCCTCTTCGCAGTTGCAGAACACCATGACCCGGTGCCCAAGCTTGGCGAGCGATCGAGCAACAGAGATCGCAGCAGTCTCGGAACCTCCGAGTCCGCGCTTCTCAAGAGTGTTGCCGGTGAAGGGAAGGCCGAGCGTAGCCAGGCCAATCGTCAGGGGTCGGTTCATAGAAACTCCGTGCTAGTGCTTAGCTGCGGGTTGGCTCGATGGTCCGTGCGGTGATCCTGATTCGTGAGGTCGCCGACACGCCACGCTGAACATACGCTGCGAGTCCGTCACGAATCCGATCGACGTTCAAGAAAGCGGCGCGGCGCAAGTAAGCACCACCGACTCCACCTTCTGGAGTAAGAGGCTGGCGAATCGAGACAGGTCCAAGCTGCCAGGGTCCTGAAGGGGTAAGCAGCGTGTGTTGGGTGAGGGCATACCGCTCACCAGCCACCACGAGGACGGAGTATTCTCCTCCCGCCTGCTCTCGAGGAAGCTCAGCACGAATCGAGCGGCGCAGAGGTCCGCGGAGGATTGGTGCGTTCTGCTGCGCTCGCTCAGCGACGAAGTTTCCGACAGCCTGGACTCCGGCTAGAAGCGCTTGATCGAAGTTGGATCCGACATTGTTCAGCCAGCCCTGGAGACGTGGGTCGATCTCCACGTTGATTTCGATGCCAACAGCCATCAGATGAACTTGATCTCGTCGGGAAGCGTGCCCTTGCGCTCAGCCTCCCAGTAGTTGCGAATCACCCGGTTCGGCGAATCCTCGTTGGGCTCCATGAGGAAGCGCGGGTCGGTATTTGCTCTCTCCTCATTCTCTTCAGGTGTGTGGAAAGCTGGAACGTAGATCCCAATGCCGTGTTTGCACCAAGGATGGAACGGAGGACCACCGTTCGGAAGAGCAGCCAGCGGTGGGAAGACCGGATCGCTCCCGCTGATCGAGTAGACGCGTCCGCGGTAAGCGTCGCAGTAGTCACCTACCGTGCTCGGGTTGACGGTGACGCGGACGAGGTCAAACCCTGCCTGCTTCGCCCGCTCGAGCGTGGCAACGGACCTAGCCTGAGCCTTCACGTTCTGAGCCACCATGCCCGCGTAGAAGTCCAGCGGGAAGAACATGCGCCTGCCGTTCTTGGCGAGAACCGAGACGACCCCGTCCTCGAACCGCTCCCGGAGCAGACCTTGGATCCTGCTCCGGATGCGGAAGTCCTCCTCAAGTGCGCTAAGTCCAACACCCACTTCGGCTTGTGCCTTCTGAGCAAGGTCCGGGAACTCCTGCTCGAGTGCCAGACCCCTGAAGATCCGCTGCGCCAGGGTAGCGATCGACTCACGTCCCTTCGCCAGATTGCCCGTCAGGCTGTCAGCGAGCGCCCGTACGGCGCGCTCATCGATCGGTGCGAAGAGAGTGGTGGAAGTCGCTCCCGCGGCCTGTAGGACGCTCACAGCTTCCGCGCTCGCCTCGTCCACGAACTGCCGCACGTAGGTAGCGCTCCAGGCGTCCGTCTCCTTCTCCAGACGGCTAAGGATCTCAAGCACTTGCTGGAAAAGGAGTAAGCGCTGCGCACCCCTGTCTTCCGTCAGCAAGTTGCTCAAACGGCGTCTCAGGATGTCTGCCCCATTTAGGTAGATCGCGACCAGAAGGTCCAGGCGCTCATCGTCTAGGGGCGGAATCTCAGCCACGGGCAGACCTACGTGGACAGGTCGAGGTCGAGCCGCACCCGTAGAAAGCGGGTCCCGTGGAACGGGTCGTTGTAGGCAACGATCTCATCGATCCGCCCACCCTCGAGCAGCGCATTCCCAAACTGATCCACTACGTTGCGGATCTCGTCTCCCTGCCGCGGGACAGACGAGCTAGGGATGCAGGCGAAGTGGCGGATGCTCGTGTCCATCGCTGGCGCGGAGATGAGCGTCTGATCCTGCTCTTGGTAGAGCACAAGGTTGATGGTCGTGATCGAGGTGATCGAGGTGTCTCCGTAGCTAGAGCGCACCCGTCTCCCAAGCTGTCCGACCTGGGTGAAGTACTTGTCGTTCTGGATCAGTCCGCGGTTTCGGCTCATGCGCGGTAGATCCTACGCCCAACCATCCACTCTTGGAGAAGCTGAAGAGCTTCGTGGCTGAAACGTGCGCTCGAGACGCGGGCGTGCTTGCCATACTGGACGAACTCACGGATCGGCCCGACCGACTCGCTGATCGAGACGATCCCGTTCTGGATGTTCTCCGCGTCCTTGTTCCGCCCACCATTGCGAGCGATGTAGTTCGCCTGCTGAGCGCACGCTTCCTGCACCGTCTCGCGCATCCGCTTCTGGACAACGTCCTGGGTAAGCGTCTCGGTGGAGGCCCGGTCGTAGGGGAAGGCCGAGCGAATCTGCCGCGGAAACTCGAGACGCTGTTCGTAGTAGTAGCGAGTTCCCAGGTAGGTCCTGCTGTCGATGTCCCGGCTAGCCTGAATGAGCGCAGCCTGCTTCTGCGCGCTGGTCAGAGCGATCCACGCAGCGTTGTCGATGATCGCAGTGCGGATGAAGGAGTTCGCCTGGGTCACGTCGATGTAGCTGTTGGAGTCGGGTCCTCCGTAAGAAGCGATGAGGGTCATGCTGCGCTCCTATGCGAACGGGGTGCAGATGTTGGAGAACACCTCGAACTCCCGCACCGCGGAGTGGAAGATCGAACCGTTGGGGAAGGAGATCACGCCTTGCCAGGACCACCCGCCGACCTCATCGATGTCGTTGGCGACGGTCGTGTACTGGATCAACCCGTCCGTCCCGACATTGGTGAACGTCGCGACCGCGGTCAGGACTTCCTGGCTTGGCTTCAAGAAGCAGATCGCGAGACTGGTAGCCGTGCTGACATCGACAGGCGTGCCGCAGTCGGTTAGCTCGAGACGGAACACGGTCCCGATGTCGAACTGGTGGATTTCCTGATCGCAGCTTGCCATTTACCGCTCCGTCTCTCGCTCGTAGACCAGGGTCAGAGAAGACGCCTGCTCCTCAGTCCGCGCGACCGGGGCGTTGACTTGCTTCAGGATCGCCACCGGAACCTGCTCAAACACTACCTCTGCCACTACAATCGACTCCTGAGCCTCTCGCGCGATGCTAACACTTGCTGCCTGCTGCCGAGCGAGTGGTTCAATCGAGACGACAAGCCGTGAGATTTCGGCCTGAGCGGTAGACACTCTGGCGATTGGGACAGACTCAAAGACAATCTCGGGCTGTGGAGGAGCGAGAGTAAGCGCGTCCAACCCAGCGAAGATGAACTGGAGTCGGAGGATGTCTCTGACCGCTCCGGCCACAGGCTAGTCCGTGTTGGCTTCAACGATCGGCTCAGCGTTGGGGTTCGTCGTAAGCGACTGCTCGTAGCTGACGGTCGTGTCGTCGGTTTCATAGACCTCGAGCTTGGTCCCATCGACCCGAACTCGGTTGGTGAGCTTCTGAATTGCGCCGCCAAGACTACGTTCGGTCGGAAGGCTCTCCGCGTCCGCGAGGTTGCGCTGTAGAAGATCCTTGTTCTGGTCGTAGACGCTAGTCCGCAGCAAGATCGTGTCGATCGTCGTCCCGCTCACCGCACCGCTGACGATGTATTCAGCGCTGAGGTAGTTCGTAGCAGCAGGTAGGTTCGTGATCGAACCGATGTCCAACCCACCAGACAGCACGTAGAGTCCGTCGCCGAGATCCAGCAGAGACGCTTGCTTCGTCGTCCACCCGGAAGTCTTGAACGTGCTATCCGCAAAGTCGAGATAGCTGTCTGGAGTAGACGCGTCTCGAATCTGCAAGACGCACGTCAATCCAGCGACCCCACCGTCCGACGCTCGAGTAACGGCGAGCGTCAGCGGAAGAGCAGACTCGTCCCGTTCTGCCTGGATGGTGACACTCACGGCTAGATCTTGAACTCTCCCTTGTGAACCTTGGCGAGCACAGGAATCAGAGCCTTCAGGACCGACGCCGCGACGGGGTCGATGACCGAGTCCGGTCCCCAGAAGTCCGTGTTCTCGAGGACGTAGTCGATCAGCATCTCAGCCGTCTCGTGCTTCTCCTCGTTGGTCATCTCATCGACCTGACCAGTGATCTCCATGACCATCGGCGTGATAAGGACGATGTCCGACCACTGGAAACCATCGTCCAGCGTCGCGATGACCTTCTCGCCGTACTCACGGATCTGTTGGGGGGTGAACTTCATGCTCTTCCTCCTGCGGCATTCCTTGCGGCCAGTATCGGGCACCAACAAAGAATCCGACCACGAGCGCTACGAGGTTAGCGTAGTCGAAGCCAGGCATCTCGACAGATTGATTCGCCAAGTCGCGCAGTAGCACGGCTACTGTCGCGGGGACGACAACCGAAAAGAAGATCCGCCGCCGCTCTTCTTTCGATTTACGTTGTTCTGCGGGTTGGTTCCAGAACAGATGTCCGACCACGATGCCAAACACGAACGGGATCGAATACCAAGCGTGGCTCAGGTCACGAAAGATCTCGCTGATCGTGTCGCCCTCGACATCGTTGTGGGCGACGTAGACATCCCACAACGCTCCGACGCTGAAGAAGATCACCAGAAACGCGGAGGTGATCCTTCGCAGCCCTAGTGCCTTCTCGTTCATAGCTTGCCTACCGGGTCTTGACCCTTGCAGTGTAGAGAAGAATCCGGCACTGCGTAGGGGTCGCTTCTGGACCCTTCTTCAACGTGAATCGCCAGAGCCAGTGAGGCAACACCTTCTTGCCTTGGATGCCCGCGGCTGGCGTGACCTCCCCGTCCTTGACGGGATACTTGTTCGCTTGGCGAACAGCGACGATCTCGACCGCAAACAAGTGGTAGGCACCATCCTGATTCGGAGCCGGAGTGATGGACGGGTTCTGGGTCGGATCCCAATTCCAAAAGCCGGTATTGTCTTCCGCAGCCGGGACCGGGCAGAGGTTCTGATTGATCGTCCCGACTTCCAAGGTCGAGCCGTCCACCGTGAAGTCACCGTTTTCTGCTGGATAGAAGAACCCTAGCTCTGGATGGAGCGATGCGTTGCCGACACCAGGGGTGCTAGCAGGAGCGCTGGCGGGGAAGACGGTGTCCAGCGAAACCTCGTCGTTGACGCTGCTCGCCCACGCGCAGATCCGCCCACCCAGGATGTAGACGTAGTCGTGAAATCGCCCTTCGATCACGACCACGTCGTCGGGCGTGGACGTGTTAAAGATGATGGCGCCGCCTTCCCCGATCTCCTGGGACTGGTCGTCCTGATCGAAGCGCGAGGTTCCGTAGAACAAGTGCCCTGGCGGGACGACGCTCGGTTGGAAGATTGGAGTCTTGCGTGTCGTCTGTGGGAAGTTCGCGAGCGTCTCGTCCTCGTTGACGATGTAGGTCTTGACCTCGGGCTGGATCGGCATATCTACTCCGTAGCCGCTGCGAACGCGATGGCGCTGGCTGGGTTGGTCAGGCTGCCTGCCGTCGCGGGCAGGGTCGCCCCGGCAACGCTCTGCCTACGAACCGGCGCGTAGTTCTCGCGGTAGACCGCGCCGGTCACGATCAGCTTGAGCGACGCGCTGTCCACCACGATGGCGACCCAGTAGAAGCCGGACTCTGGAACCGTGTAGGTTGATGTTAGGGGTAGGCTAAAGTAGGTTCCGTCAGGGACGCCCCCGGTTGGCGTCGAGTTACTCTGGGCAAGCCGATTGACGGGGTCGCCCTGAGTGTCGCCTGGATCTGCTTGGTCGTAGAGGCCGACGCGGATCGACCGGTTGGCGTTGCCGCCCGAGTCCACGAAGACTTCGACGGCGCTGATCTGGAGGCCCGCGAGCAAAAAGATTCGTGTATATTGGATCTCGCCCGAGGGCAGGCCACCCGCTATCGAGTAGCCGAGGCTCGTGCCCAGGAGGTAGAGTCCTGGGCTGTCGGTGTTGTCGATGGTGTTAGTTGTTTGCACCCAGACAGCTGCACCGTTTGTGCTATCTGCGCAGACAAAGACACGTCGCGGTGACGCGCCGTTATTCAACCAAAGAGCACCAACCTCGTAACCAGCTGCGAAGTCGTCACTTGACGTAGGATCGACTGTCGTGATTCGGTTGAATCTAACAGTCTGTTCTCCACGAATATCAGACATTAGTAGCTACTCGGCATCTCCCAGCTGGTTCGCTCGCCCACGAACAGGCGCTTGGCGAAGTAGAACTGTGTCGTGCTGACCCAAATGACATCTTGCTGCTTGGATTGCAGGACGCCGTTCCGCCAAATCTTGATGCGGTTGTCGTCACGGAAGTCGTTTCCGTTGGCGGGAAGGGCGGGCGTTCCGAACGAGGCAACACCCGTCTGAGCACCCGCAGTCGTGAACACGCCAGTCGTGACGTTGACCGGATCGTTCGCTGCTGGACCCAGGATCGCGCCGGGAGCCGAGATGTCGTACTCCCGCCAGGGAAGACGGACGAGTTGCGTGCCGGGGTCGATCACGTCGGGCAGCGCACCCGCGCCTGCGATCAGACCACCGGGAGGGAGGTTGAACAGGTTCGTGCAGCGGCGGAAGTTGTAGTTGTAGGTTCCGGCAGGGAGGCTGACCGAGACGACCGCGTTCGTGCCGGGATCGACCTTCACGAAGCTGATCTGAAGGTTCTCGCTCAGAGCAGCCGCGATAGCGGTTCCGTCACCCGTGCCGTTGATCGTCTGCGCGAGGCCGAAGACCACCGCTCCACCATCCAGCGGAGGATCGTTGGTGGAGTCATCGATGATGTCCACCTTGTTCAGCACGATGCCACCGGAGTCCACGAGTTGCGTCAGGCCGACACCGAGCGTGCCTGCGACGGTGAAGTTGGGCTCGGGAGCAGCCGCGACACCACCCGTAGCCGTCGAAGCGGCGAGGACCGCGAGAATCTTCGGAGTGCGGGAAACGAGGCTGGCGTCCACCAGAACACCAGCAGCCGCAGCACCCAGGACGACTTGCTGGACTGCCGTATCGAAGGGATCGACGTAGAACAGCTTCTTGTCGTGGATCTGCTTGATGCCGAAGTTGTCGAACCCAGCAGCCGCGATGTCTTGGAACCAGTCGCCTGACCCCGTTCCGTCGTAGAGACGGTTGATCTGCGACCGCAGGTTGTTGAGATCCCACTCAACGAACGGATCGGTCGCTGGCGGGGTTTCCATGCCAGCGCCCGCAGCCTGGGTGTCGGTGTAGAACCGCGAATTGCGGATCTGCTCTTGCTCGATGTCAGACACAGGTGCTCCTAGTCAATCGGGGCTCTGATGGTGAGTTTGTTGCCGGAGAAGATCCGCTTCCCTGGCAATCGGACTTGCGTTGTGGACACCCACTCGACTGAGCAAGCATCCGTTCCACCCTTGTCGAGCAGAACACCGTTGAGGCTTATCTCCGTGCGCGCTTCGTCGTTGAACGCTGCCGCGCTCGGAGAGAGGACGACGTTGGTGTCGCCTTTGACGGTGGCCGGAGAACCTACCCCGGCGTAGACACCCGTCTGGATGTTGATCGTGGTGTTGGCAGGAAGTGGCGTTGTGGCACCCGCGAAGACGAGCACCACCTCACGTAGTTCGAATGGAGCATCGACCTCGAGAGTCGCCACAGCTTAGTCCTAGCCGCAAAGCTCGTTGAGCTTGTCCTCGATCAGCTTCGCGTCCTGACACCACCGCTCGTAGACCCGCATCTTGAAGCGGTGTCGCACGTTCGTCCCGACCATCTCCTTGCGGAGAGTCCGCATCAGGTCACGAATCTCCTCGACCTGTTCGAGAGGAACAGCCGGGGGCGGCGGGGGCGGAAGAATGGTGTCGGTCATTTCGTTCGGCATAGAAGCCTCCTAGTGAATGGGGGCTGAGAGCCGAAAAGCCCTCAGCCCCCGAGTTCGGTCCTAGTCGGTCGAGGTCTAGCCGACGAAGAGTTGGCTCATGCCCTCCTCGTTGTGGACCTCGACGGTGTACTCGCCGATGACCATGCCCTTCTCGGCGTCGCCCGTCCGCGAGACGGACTGGAACTGGAAGGACCGACCGCGCAGCGGGACGACGTGGACGCGCTGGCTGCTGACGATCATCAGCGAGTTCTGGGGCATCCAGCGACCCAACACGACCTCGAGATCACCGTAGGTGCTCTCGAACATGCTGACGCGCTGGTGGAAGCGCTCGTCGCGGTTCATCACCTCGACGCGCGTGTCGTTGAAGCTGTCGATCTGCTGCTTCAGGTTGGCGTCCGCGACGATCACGTCGATGTCGGTGCCACCGTTGTCCCAGGCCAGACGGATCGCACTGTTCAGGGCATCGACGGTGAGCCCGCCGACCGAACCGATCGTCGCGATGTTGGTCGCGATCTGAGCCAGGATGCCGTCGAAGGTGCGGTACGCGGTGCTGCTGCCGAGCGTGTTGCCCGAAGAGCGTCCGCGGATCACTGCCTTCTCGAGATCGCGCAGCGACTCACGGAGACGCTGCGTGCGCTGGTAGTCCATCTCGTCCGAGATGCCACCAAGCTGCTGGGTCGCCTGCACGGTGCCGCTGACGATCAGATCCTTCTTGAAGATCTGGGTGTAGTTCGTCTTGCGGACGCGCGGACGGCTGATGTCCGCGACCACGTCGGCACCCTCGAGCGAGGCGTCCGAGATCACGTAGAGCGCGGTGCCCGCGGCGATCGTGGCCGCGGTGGTGCCGCCGAACTGACGATCGACGGTGATGAAGTCACCGCTCTTGCCGGTGATCTGGAGGTACTCCCCGGTGGACTCCACCTGAAGGACCGCACCGACCTGAAGGAACTGCGTCACGGCACCCCCGGTGAGGGTGTCCTTCTGAAGCTCGATCGAGGTCGCGCCGGTCGCCGCGGTAGCGAGCGCGGAGGTGGCGACGGTGTTGGGGTTGAGAGCGTCCTCGAGCCACTCGTGGAGGACGTTGAACGCGGGCCGCGGGGCCTGCGCCATTCGGTCCAGCACGGGGGTTTCGAAAGGCGAAATCATGGAGATCACGTCGGAGACATCCTCCGCGATCCCGTCGAAAACGCCCGTGTCATAGACGGCGCGTCCAGTGAAAGCCATATCCGATTCTCTTTCTTCTGCGCGCCGACTGGCGCTACTTCATGGAGTTGAGCTTCTGCTCCAGGCTGCTCACCAACCGCTTCTGGCGGTTGTATTCCTGCAAAGCCGCGCCGCTGTTCGTGCGGCTGACCTTCTGCTTGATCTGCTCGAGCTTCGCGCGCTCGCGCTCCAAGTCCTTCTGGACCGCAGCGCGGCGGGGAGGCGCACCATTCGTGGTGCCGGCGCCTCCGCGGCTCGTCTTGGGGCTACGGAAGATGTCCAGCATCTCCTCAGCAACGCCCTCGTGGATGGGGACGAAGTTCCCACCCTTGGTCTTGTAGTACCACTCCCCGTCGATGTCGTCCCACTCGATGTTGTGGAGGAAGTGGCGGGTCGCCGGGACCTTCGCCTTCTCGGCGACGCCCGCAAGTTGAAGCGCTTCGGAGAGCAGACGGTCACGCTCGACGGTGCGACGCTTCTTGCGCTCTTGGGTGGCCTCGCTCGTGAGGAGTTCGATCTGCTCCTTGAGGTTCTGGACCTCTCGCTCGTGCCGCTTCTGGAGAAGCTCGAGTTGACCCGCGACGTTGGGGTCACCGATCGCACCCGGATTCGGCTCCGGGTCGGGAGCGGGCTGGCTAAGGTTGGAGATCTTCTCCTCGAGAGCAGCCATCCGCTGCTCCTGCTCCTTCAGCTTCCGCTCGTAGGAACGACGAAGAGCGGCCTCTCGCCGGTTCGCCTCCTTCTCGGTGATGGTCGGCTCCGCAGGCTCCGGGGGCGGAGGGGGCGGAGCGGTGCCAGTAGCGGACGAGCCTTCGCCGCCAGGGTCGTCAGGCGACATCAGCCGCCAAATCAGGATGCTCTTCAGAAACATGATCTTCTCCCCGCGCTTTAGGCCGCGGTTACCTCACCCGGATCGGCTCCGGTTGCCGTCCCCGAGTCCTCGTCGGGTGCAGACGCCTCAGTTCCCTCTGGTTCCGGCTGGGGAGGAGTCGTCCCACCGGGAGGTCGTGTTTGGAAGATCGACTCGAGCGAAGCATCTTGCTCCGCGTCTTCGATCTCTTGCTCGATCACCTGTCGAAGCATGGTGGAGTCGCTGGCGAACAGCTTGCGAGCCACCTTCTTCTCGAGTTCCTTGATAGCCGTCTCGGAGGTCAGTGAGCCGCGAGCCAGGGTCATTCCCTGGAACAGCATCAGTTCATCCTCGACACCGAACTCAGAAGGATACGTGATTGTGCCGTCGAATCTTTCACCCATCCAGCGGGCGATCATCCGGTGGACACGCGTTTCCGCCTGTTGAAGTCCAAGTGCCTTGGCTGCAAGGGATTGGTTCGTTTCGAGGAACTGGAAGGCGTGGGCGATTCCACTGCTCGCTTGGCGCACGTCTCCTAGACCACCAGACGGGCGAACCTTCGCCAGCCGTCGGATCTCGTCTCGAGCTTCCTTCATCCACTCTTGGATCAGCTTGAGTGCAGTCTCGCCAGGAACGAGGTACTCCGGCTTGTTGCCACCCGGCTCATACTCGAGCACGTTGCCGTGTGAAAGCTGCGCCGGAGCATCGCCCTCGCCGCGCTCCATCGCCAGCACGTTGAGGCAGCGTTCGAAGATCTCCTCGTCGCCGAGCGAACTCCAGTTCAGGATCGCGATGTTGATGTCGCTGATGTCGCGGACGCTCGAGACACCGAACCAAGGGTGATCCGCCTGCTTCTGCATCCGCAGGATGACGAGCGGAACGACCCCAAGACCGTGCTCCTGACTGCGGACGAGGAATGCAGTCTCTCCGACGCTGCTGGTCGGGTCGTCTGGAGGAGTCACCGACGGGTTGCGCTTGACGAGCTTCCACTCCTCGAACTTCTCGCGATCCCAGATGACGAAGTTGCGGACTTCTTCCTCGACCGGCTGCTTCCAGTCACGCTCTTCGTCGGGACGGACGATCTCGACCTTGACCCACTTGAAATTCCCGTAGTCGTCAAGCTCCCAGTCGAGGATCTGCTTGGCGTGTAGGAGAGTCAGGTAGGGGCGGAAGTTGGCTTCCTTGCGATCCGCTTCGGTGTCGAACTCCTCGACCGGCGTCTCTGGCATATCCACGAGGATTCCGACGTGACCCTCGACCTGAGCATAGGTACAGGCTTCTTGCCAGAATACGTCCCACAAGGTGCCGTTGAAGTCGGCGTCCTTGTAGATCTCTTCGAAGTCCTCAGCCAGCGTTCCGGGGTTGCGGTCGATCGGCGCGTGGAACAAGAACGCGGTGAACGTATCGACCACGTCCTCGACGTAATTGTAAAAGTACCCTCTTTCGACCCTCTTCTTCCACGTTGCGTCGTCTTCGCGAAGGTGGCGATGGATGTACTCGTAGACATCCTTGCCTTCGTAGAGGTTGAGGTACTTCTGCCACTTGAGGGCTTGGTCGTCGTAGGTCGGGTTCGTGTACTCGAGCGCTTCGGCTTCCGACAGGATGTTCGGAGGCGTGATCGTCGGGTTGACGTTGCGATCACGGTCGAGATCGATGGCAGCATTTGCCCCTACGGCTTGCGTCACCGCACCGTAGACACCTCGCTGTAGATCGTCTTCGCCGAAGATACCCATCGCGCTTACCCTAGCTGCTTGATTCCGTTAGGTCTACAGCTTCAAGACTGGAGGCTACCGGCAAGCGACCTGGCAGCAAGCTTGATCCCCTCGGTGACCGCGGTCGCAGCAATGGCGAGAAGGGTGTCGATCAGAGCGTCTCGCCAAGCCCGAAGTTCAAGCCACGCACGGGCTTCCACCGAGAACTTGGTCAGCGAGAACTCGGCCTGAAGGGCAACTTTGGCGCGCTCATCTCCACTGAGGGCGCGGGCGATTTGGTCCGCGGTCGCGTGGAAATCGGCCTTCTGGAGAGCATCGAGGGCTTCCGCGCCCTTCGCCTTGGCCCGAGCGACCGCGTCCTCGCGGATGCTCTTCGCGAGCCCCTCGACGGTGGTCACTGGTCCTCCGTCCACTTGCCCTCGGCCTTCAGCACCTCAACCGCGTTGTCGTTCGCGATATAGAGCTTGGAGAGCACGGGAGCCGCAGTCGCGTCGGGCTTGTAGTGGCCGGTCTTGATCTCGAGCTTGAGGAACTTCTCGAAATCCTTCTGCGCCTTCACGTAGCTGGTCTGGAGGTTGGTGCAACAACCTCCGACCACCATCACCATCAGCAGCAAAGCCTTCTTCATATCCCCGTCATCTTTCGCACGCGGTAGCGAGGACCACGTCTCGTCTTACTCGAGTAGAGAGCATAGCGCAAAGCGTCCATGCAGTTGTGGGAGACTACGCCCGACTTCAGCAAAAAGCAATGAAGCTCAGGAACATTCAGGCACCAGACTGGTGAGCATCCGGCAAATCGGACTTCGCTGACTTCGACCGTCTCGCCCGTAATGCTCTCGCCTTGCACTTCGCAGAGCAGAAGCGGCTCCTGCTTGGGAAGAAGGTTTCGTAGCTGGTTTCGCAGACTTCGCACGTCTTGGTAGTTGTGGTCCTTCGTTCCCACGTCTCCTTGCCGTGCTGCTTGTGCCACTCCCGGCCCTCCTCTGAAGCGTGCCACGCGCAAGCCGCAGGTAGTGCTTTGTTCAGCATGTTCTCGCGCAACTGCTTCCGCCTCTGCTCGTTTATGTGCTCGTTTGAGTGCTGCTTCGGCGACAGCAAGCAGAGGTTGTCCAAGTTGTTGTTTGAAGTGTCCTCGTCTACGTGATGAACATGAAACCCAGGCTTGATCTCCCCGCGGCTCGCTTCCCACACCGAGCGATGAAGATACTCCCGTCCCCCGCCCTTCTTTGGTCTGCTGAAATACCTTCCGCACTTCCAGTAGGGAACGCCAAGGAATACCTGCTTCGTCTCGCTTACGACTACTGGATTCAGGTCCATGCCTCACCTTCAAAAGCCGACTACCGGGATGGAGATCGGCTACCGAAGCGTAACGCATAGAGTCCAGTAGAAACAGGTGGTTTTCAGTCGCGAGGTGTGTTTCACCGTTTGACAGTACCACCTCGTAGACCTCAGCATTCGACTGCGTTTGGCGTGCTCGGTTATATGGGCGGAATCCGACCGGGGTAAGGATCTCCCCGTCCTTGCCATCTAGGGTCTGAATCTCGACCCATCCGTGTCCCCGTGTGCAGACCAGCGTATCTGGTGCAAGGCAGTGATCGTCCACCTTCATCGGCTTCCCGGTGCGATCGACCCTACCATCTGCGTAGGTCGGCCATCGATAGCTTCCGAATTCGCTGAGGACGTGCTTGCAGTCTTCCCAGACGTAGAGCATCGGTTCTTCAGCCGGAGGAAAACCGCGAAGAAGGCTAGAGACGTGGTCGATTCCCATCAACACGTCCTTGTGAGCCTGCTTCGTCGGAACACCGAGAGCCTTAAGCTCGAGCCGGTCCTGTGCGCTCCAGTCAGCGTAGATCGGCTCGGAGCGAGTCCAGAACGGTGAGCGCTTGACTGCATTGGCGTGGTCACGGATGAGTCGCTGCTCCGCCACGTATTCAAAGAACACGAGCCAAGCACCAGTCGGCATCTGCGTGACCTTCAGATAGACGAACGGGTGACCAGGGCTAGAGCCGAAGTCCATGCCACCAACTCGAGGCCAAGTGATCTGAGGGTGATGGCAGCGAGTCATCTCGTAGAGCTTCTTGCGGGTCATAACGTGCCGACCGTTGTCGAACATGCTGTAGACCAGCTTTTCGCGGGACGGACGCTTATTGAGCCACTCGACTTCGAAGCGCTCGCGGTCGATCAGACGGACCTTGTCGATGAAGTCCTCGATCGGAAAGAAGCCCGCGGACCCGTGAGCCTTACCCTTGCAGAACGTGTAGACCGGGCAGTCTCCATGCTCCGGGTCAGCGAAGCAGCGTCGAGTGCAGCGCTCCACCATCTCCCAGACGTTCCACTCGTAGATCTCAATGCCCTTGTTTGAAGCCTCGTCCAGCATTCGCTGCATGGAGCCGTTCTGAAGCTGTCGCGTCGAGGTGAACACGTTCTGCCCAACGATCCCCTTTGCCTTGCTCGAGTGAGCCATCGAGAGTGCGGTCTGAAGGATCTCCCACTCGATTAGGTCGATCTCATCGATGCGCGCCTTATGCGGGTGAGGCGAGCGCAGACCCTTTTCCGTGCCGGTGATGATCTCGAGCTTCGATCCGTTGGCGTAGCTCGTCTCCTCCTGAATCTCCTTCTTCACGAAGGGTCGTCCAGTCACCTCGGCGAACTTCTCGCAGAACGAGATGAACCAAGGCATCTGCATGAAGTCTTGCAGGTAACCGTAAGCCTTCTTCGCCTGCGCCTTGACCGCTCCCGCGGACGCGATCTCGCACCCCGACTTAAATAGGAGGTCGAGATGGTTGAGGATCGCTACCCCGAACGTCTTCCCGCCGCTTCGATTTGCGAAGGCTAGGGCATTGCGAGTCCGCTCAAAGAACAGGTCCGCGATGAACTCAAAAGGTGCGCGGTGCCCTGGCTCGATCGCCTTCCGCGGGATGTTTGCGTTGTAAGCGATCTGGATGAACTCGTGGAGTTCGTCATCTGTGGACGGGGGGTTCTTGAACTTGCCCTTCGCGTCGATCTCGAGGTAGTGCCAGAGGATCTGCCGGTTAATCGCCTCGAGCACACGAGGATCTTCTACCGCGACATCAAGCCCGAGAACGTGCTCATCGACCGCGACATCAAGCCGGACAACGTCCTCCTCAACGACCGGAAGAGGAGTTGGTTCCCTAGGCGCGGGCGGAGGAGGTAGCTGGTCGCTATCCGATGGCGGAGGCGGAGGAGGAAGCATCACCACCTCGTAGGATACGCTTCACAGCGGACGGATCTGACTGGCCGCTCAGAGAATTGCGCAACTTGCGCAGTTCGCTGATCGACATCTCACGGTCTTCCTCGTCCTCGATGGACGGCTTGCCCTCATCGGCAGCCCTGAGCTTGTCCATCATATCCTGAACCATCTTCATGCCGCGGATAGCGTGATCCATGCTGGTCACGTTCAAACCCTTGCGGTATTGGGTCAGGATCTCCTCTGCCTTGTGGTCACCGTAATCCAAAGGGATTCCGGTCGCGTGGTAGAAGAGCTTGCTCCAGAGCCACTCAAGGTGCGCAAGACGCTCGCTGACGGTGCGGCTGATCGGGTAGTCCGAGCCAAGGACGTTCGTCGTCAGCGTCTCGATCGCGTTGCTGGTCGCCTTGGCGTGGCTGATCGGACTGACCACGTCGGCCTCGAGCAGCCGTCTGCGCGTGACGAGGGCTGCTTCATGCTCTGCCATCAGCGCGTCGTATCCGTGAAACGGGCAGTCGTAGGGACAGGAGAAGTCCGGCTTGCTCCAGTTCTTCGCTGTCTCCCAGTTCATCCCGAACTTGCGTGCGACCTCGGCGAAGTTCTGGGTCTTGAGATAGATCTCCCAGGCTTCCTTGTGTTGCTCAGGAGTATAGATAGTCCGACCCATGCATCACGCTACCTGCCCGATGTCTACGGACGGCTTCGCACGCACGTCGAGCACGATTTCGTGGGCGATCAAGAACGCACGCACCTTGGCGAGATGCACGTAGTACTCGATCAAGAAGTCCCACCACCTACCTCCGACGTGTCGTGCTTCGATCACTTGAACGTCGAAACCCGACTGGTCGATAAGGTAACGGTTTAACTCTTTAGCCACAACGGCTGAATCCGCCTCGTCGCGGACTTCGACCTGAATGCAGCAGCGGAAGGACTTCTTGGTGAAGTCCTTCTCGCGCGGAGTCAGCCCGTAGGTCTTTCCCATCTTCTCCGGTGGTGAGGGGACCTCGCCAGGGCTCTTGCCCATCTCGATGGTTTCGTCCCAGTGCTGCTGAAGCACTTCTCCCATCGATGCGGGAGGAGGGGGAGGAGGTAGAGGAAGCTCTACGCTGTCCGGGGGAGGAGGAGGCGGAGGAGGAAGTTCGTAGTCGCTCGGTGGAGGAGGAGGAGGCGGAGGAGGAAGTTCAGGGATCGGTTTCTCTGGCACGCCTGGATGGTCCTTGCGCTTGACGCGCTTGCGGTTCTTCCGCTTTGGCCTTTTGACCGGCCAGCGGTTTTCTAGCCAAGTCAGCAGACCCTTCCGGCCTCGGTCGGACAGGCTCTCCGCCCGACGGTACATGTTCCTGCATTCCTTGGTGAAGTCCTCGTCCACCACGAGGCACAAGGACTGCGCCTTGATGAGTGCGGAGATCTTCTCCCGCTCAAAGAAGCGCATTCCTTGCCGCTCTGCTCTGGGGTAGAGATCCCGGAGCAGATCGTCTCTCCAACTCTTTTGCTTACGCTTCGGCATCTGCCTTTCGAAGCCTCACTCCCCACCCTTGCGGGTATCCGTTGACGAAGCTGTAGCCGAGCGGCTCCCTGGAGATAACCTCGAACCCGGTTTGCTTGAAGAGGTCAGCAAGCATCTCGTCGGTCCACACCGTCTGGTGCCAGACGGTGATGTCGTGGCCTGTCTCACCTTCGACCCACACCTTCAGAAGATGCTTTGCGTGCTGCTTCTCCTTCGGACGACCATCCAAAGGGAAGGTCAGCACGAGAACCCCATCGTCGGCTAGGACGTAGCGCATTTGCTCGAGGCTCTTGATCGCCGCAGGCATCGTGCAGTGCTCAAGATACTCTCCAAGGATCACTGCGGCGAACTGGCCTTCTGAGAAGGTGTCCGCGGCCTTGAGCACGCTGCCGAGAATGAAACGGGGAAGATCGGTCAGACGCTTGCCAGTCTGCTCGTCCAACTCGCAGATGTCGAAGTTGATGACCCCGTATTGGCTGAGGTTGCCTGGGTCTTCCTTGCAAGCAGCGTTGAGTATCGCGCCATTCTCGCGAAGCTCCGCGCAGGCTTCGCGCTGGTAGTTGTGGCAGTTCCTCAAGTTCAGTTGTCCCATTGCTATATCCACTTGATGCCGAGTGCTCGCGCGTCAGCGCGTTGAATCAGGAAGTTAAGCGCAACCTCCCACGATCTTCTGACCGGAATGATGCGCTTGGTCCCGTCGTCCTCAAACACAGATTCGTGCGGAAGACCGAAGTCGTTCAAGCGCGGCGTGATTCGTTGCCATCGCCTCGAGCTTGCTTCCGGTGTCCCGTGAGCAAAAGCAGCATACTTCGCACGGGTGTCGTGGCCTTGCAGGACTAGGTCGATCAGTTCGCGAAAGGTTTCCTGTCTGCGTTTCTGCATCCTATCGACTTCGAACAAGAAGTCGGTGTAGTGCTCTAGCAGACCATTCGGATCGTAGGAATCGCGAATCGCGATCGGGTAGCGAACAAAGGCGCTGATGAAGTTCTTGCGCTCCAGCAGGATGATCCCGCGTCGTGCGCCGCCGAGTGCGCCGCCGAGTGTCTTTGTCCACTCGACGGTCGTTACGCTGTAGCCGTAGCGACGCCTGTATGCGCGACGAATCTGCCACGTCTGTCGATCGACCAGCAAAAGCTCTGCGTTGTTCTTGTGCTCCTTGTGAAGAAGGTGCCCGTCACACCGGATGCAGTACTTGAGCCCTTGCTTGAATCCGGTCGCTTCCTTGGGAAGCCCGCACAAGCACCTCTTGTTGCGCGTTCCCTTCTGCCAGCAGGGCTCGCATCGCGTGTAGGAGAGCATCTTCGTCTCTTCCTCTTGCCTCGGACAGTAGCGGCAATATTCGCCTCCATGCGTCCCACGCGGGTTGTGATAGGTCTTCAAGCACGTCGTTGAGCAGAACCTTCGATGCGGCTGACCCGACGTGTCCTCAAACTCCTGCTGGCACTGCGGGCAGACCCGCTTCTTTGGGTTGCGCTTAAGCCACGCCTTCCAGCACTGGATGTCGCAGAAACGCTTCCTGCGCTTCGGGTAGCCGCGGACGGCTAGGTCGATCTGATCGCCGCACGCCTGGCAGTGGTTAGTTGCCGGTTGAGCCAAACCCACCAGACCCCCTGTCGCTGTCGTCCAAGTCTTCAACCTCGAGCACCGGAGGCGTGAGGACGGGAGTGAGGATCCCCTGCGCGATCCGGTCGCCTTCTCGCAAAGTGACCGACCTTCCGCCTAGATTGACGAGAACGATCTGGACCTCACCTCGGTAACCCTCGTCCACCACACCAGCCAGCCGGTGCAGACCATGCTTCGCAGCCAAGCCGGAGCGATCCCACAGCAGAAGCGCAGACCCTTCCGGGCAAGCGACTGCGATGCCGGTGCGAAACTTGTGGATCCCACCGACTGGAAGCGTCTTCGTCTCGAGGCTGTAGAAGTCGTAGCCCGCGTCCGTCTCGTGAGCACGACTGGGGAGCGTAGCTCGCTCGTCCAGCTTCTTGACGGGCAGGAAGAGGGGTTCGGTCATAGCGTTCTCCTTGGGGGAGAACACCCTACGGGAGATCCTACGCGGGGTCAATGTCAAAACATTAAAAGCCCGCCGAATAGGATTTCGCCCCCGGATGCGAAAAGCCGCGAAACGCTAAATTTCGCGGCTGATGGTTTTCGTGCGAAAAGCGAAATTGCGGTCTGCGAAAACCTACCCCCTTAAGAATCCCCCAGGGATCGCTCGGGCCGACGCTTGTGGAACGTCGCAAAGGACCGAGCGTAATCCTCCTTCGGAGGTAATCAAGAGTAAAATGAAAAAAGAATATCGTCGTTCTAAGCTATTAAATTTCAGCGAAATGCGCAGATGATGGAAATCGGTCAGGTGTACCGAGAGTCAAATGGGTCACTTTGGCTCGCTGTCTCCCAAACAATGGTCGTCTCGTTTATCGAAGGTCGTCTGGTCGAGAAGCCTGCTACCGATGGCATCGCCACCCGGAAGCTCTCCGTTGGGGAAATCATCGAGGTCTGGTGCATTTCTCTCGCCGACCTAGATGCGCTCAGCCTTGAGTATCTCGACCCTGTTTCCCACAGGTCTACGAACACCAGAAACCGCTCCAAATCCAAGCTCTCCCCCAAAGAAGCTATTGAGGAGACAAGGTCACGACTTCTGCATCGCTTATCATTTGACCTTTGATACTTTTGAGTGTAGTCTCCCTCCAAGGAGGACCATATGCCAAAGGTCGCCAAGAAGACTCGTAAGCGTCCAGCGAAGCAAAAGAAGTCGGTTCGTCGCTGCCATCACCGCAAGCATGAGGTGTTCGAGGGCGAGGACGGCTACTGGGCTCAGTGCAAAACCTGCGGAGCCTACACGTCCGAAGTCGGATCCCCAGAGGAAGCAGTCGAGAAGCTGAAGCTGCTCTACCGTGCTGCTCCAGCCGCAGGAAGCGGTCGAGGCAAGAACCTTCCGCCTGGTCAGAAGATCTCGGGCTACGTCCTCTGCGACATCCACCGCGAGAAGCTGCGGCTCTACAAGGAGCGCAACGAACTCGACGGCTTCTCGGCTGCTCTGCGGCACATCCTCGAGCAGCTTGAAGTCTGAGCGTCCTCTTCAACGAGGACTGCTTCGCTCTCCTAGCCGACTTCGTTGCCGCTGGCGTTCTCTTCGACCTCATCCTCACGGATCCCCCCTACAACATCTCCCGCCCCAACAACTTCAAGACGATGGGGCGGGAGGGTTTCGATTGGGGGTGGGATCACACCTTCGATAACCCCAGGCTGATTGAGCTTTGCGCGAAGCTCCTTCGGCCTGGCGGGTCGTTGCTCTACTGGACCGACTGGAAGCTACTCGGAACGCTTACATCGGTCGCTGTAGCTTGCGGGCTCGAGGAGAAGGATCCGCTGGTCCTCGAGAAGCCATCGCCGCAGCCGCGGAACATCAAGCGACGCTACGTCAGCGACAAGGAGTTTGGCTTCTGGTGCGTGAAGCCGAAAGCCAAGTGGACGTTCACGCCTGCGGAGAAGGGCTACCGTCGCACGCTCTTCCGCTACGACACGCCGCGGGGCAAGAGGCGGGTCCACCCGACTCAGAAGCCGCTCCAGCTCTTCACCGATCTCATTGCAATTCACTCCAACCCTGGTGATCTTGTTCTTGACCCCTGCATGGGATCGGGAACTACCGCTGTTGCCGCGAAGAATCTGGGCAGACGCTTCGTGGGCTGTGAGATAGACTTGGATCACTACTCTTCTGCTACGCAAGCATTGTCACGCTGAGAAGCAGAAGAGAAGCCCGCGAGAGTGGTCCAAACTCTCCGGGCTTCGTGCCACCTACGCAAAAGGAGTGCGTCGTGGACCGGCAGATTACCAAGCGGTGTAGTCATTGCGGAGCAACCTTCCCAAAAAGTGTGGGGGACTCGCTCCCAAAATTCCGTGCGCGGAAGTTCTGTTCCGTGAGGTGCGCGAATATGGCGCGTAATACACCCTTCCACGAACGCGTACGGGAAGTTGACGGATGCCTAGAGTGGCAGGGTCAACGAAACAGAAAGGGGTATGGTGCGCTCAGCGTGGCGGGAAAGATGTGGCTTGCTCATCGGTTTGCGTGGACCAAGGCTAACGGAACCATTCCCGATGGGATGTGCGTTCTGCACATCTGCGACAACCCACCCTGCTGTAACCCAGACCACCTCTTTGTTGGCACCCAAGCAGAAAACCTCGAGGATATGCGGGGAAAGGGTCGGCAGAACCCTCCTAGGGGTAGCTCGCACCCTCGCAGCAAACTGAGCAGAAGCGACGTTCTTAAGCTTAGGTCGGCAAGAGAAAAGGGCGCACGATGGGAAGAACTAGCAAAAGAGTTTGGTGTGTCTAAGGCAGCCGCTCGGTTTGCTGGTCTTGGGATCACTTGGAAGCACGTCAAATGACCACTACACCGCTGCGTCCCTGCGACTGCAAGACGCCTAGGGATCTCGCGCTACTCATTCGAAGCCGCTACCCGATCTCGCAGATCCGCCGAGAGTTCCCGGATGGAACAGAGCGGAAGCTCGAGCGTTGGGCCAAGGGCATGGTCAAACGAGCCCACCCACAATCCCTCGACACGTTTCATCGCCTGCTGGACGGTGGATGGGACGAGCAGGAGAGAGCAGCTAGAGTCGAGCGCTACGCTAAGCTGCTCGAGGAGCGCGGGTGGATCTTCTCCCCGCCAACACCTGACAAGGAGTGGGACGATGCCCGTGCGAGTGAAGCCTTCGAAGAAGGACGGAAAGACCGTCTACAAGGTCGTGGATCCGAAAGGGAAGGTCTTCGGCACTCACCGCAACCGGAACAAGGCGCTAGCTCAGGTGACCGCGATCAACCTCAGCGAGAAGCGCAAGAAGAGGCGCAAGAAGCGGTAGTCACACTTCCGCCAGGTCACATCTTCTGGCCCTAAAGACAGAGAGCGTGCGGAAGTCGCACGCTCTCCATCCTGGGCAGACCGCTGGCAAACCAACCTGCGGTAGCCATCTTGTAGCACACGGAGAGGACGCTACGAGCCTCGCCGAAGCTGCTTTTGCAGGATCTCCTTGATCTCAGGATTCGATCCCACCCGCATAGACAGCGGGTGCTCATCGCTCGGTTCATGCTCTGGATACTTCCTCCGCAGATCCTCGTAGATCAGCGAGTTCTGGATCTCGAGCTTCTCCGAAATGTCTTGCAGAACAGCAAGTAGCTTCTCTTGGAATTCGTTCATGTTGCCTCCAGGGAAGAGCTTAGCACGCGGTTAGAGTTTTCGTTTTGAAAGTTTGAAGCTGTTGTGTATCTTGCGCTCAGACCAAAGGAGGTCGCTATGCACAAGCGAACGAAAGCAGAGCGGCGGATCATCGTCGCGCAGAACAAGATGCCTTGTGGCTACTCTCTTCCGCGCCTTGGTGGAACCTACGAGAATCAGCCGATCACTCTCGAGCAGGTAGCAGACTACATGGAAGGGCTCGCGGAGAACCTGCGGCAGACCTTCGACGTGCTGCACGAGAAGGAGAAGGAACTCGACACGCTCAAACGCGATCTGGCTGCGGTCGGTCGGGTCCTCTCCTACACGGGGATCGGCAAGTGAGCACGTCCCCAGAGAACATGGCTAAGCTCACACCGCACTTCCTCGAGAAGTGGAGCACGGACGAAGCATTAGAGTGCAAGAGCCTCATCGATGTCCTCAAGTCCGGTGCTCTGAACACGCTGGCGCAGACGCTCCGCAGGAACGACCGCGGAGCGGTTGCAATCGGATCCCAGTGGGTGATCTTCAAGCTGGACAGCGGAGATCCGGGGCGCGTCGCGTTGCTGACTGCGCTGTCGGGTGACGAAGTGAAAACCATCGGAAGGCGTCGCGATACGCACGTCATGCGTTTGCCAGGAGAAGCAACGTGAGTGAACTAGAGAAGGCTGAGGGCTACGCGATCGACGCGATGACCCGCTACGTGATCGAACACGTCAAGTCGGAAGTAGGGATCAACTCCATCGAGCAGCACGAGATCGAAGAACTCGTCAGCACCGCGGTCGTGGACTTCGCGAAGCGGCAGAGTGCAGCGATCGTTGAATCGCGCAAGGTCTACGGCACCGTCTCCGACATCCAGTCCCGCCTCGACAAGCTCGAGGAGGACAGCCACCCCTACATCAAGACCTGGCCCGCGAAGGAACTCGACAAGGCAATCTTCGGCCTCCGGTCGGCGCAGAAGAAGCTCGAGGTTCGCCTGGAGCAACTCGAGGCCAATGCGGGTTCTTGAGGACAACGCGAAAGCCTTGCTAATCCTAGTCATCCTCTTCTGCCTCTTCGTATTCATCCTCTACGTGGTGTGACCATGCACGAAAACCTAAGCCACTTGTCCCTCGATGAGCGTGACAAGCACTACGTCGCGACCGACTGCGTTCCTACGACGTGCGCTCAAGCCTCCGGCCTGCCGCGGGTCCAGATCCTCCGGCGCGACAACGCGCTGAAGCCGTTTGAGCGCGTGCTGGACCTAGGCTGCCACGACGGATTCAGCACTCGCTGGCTGCTGTCCGAGCCCTATATCCAGAAGCTCGTCGGCATCGACCTCTGCACGGAGAGCATCGCGCAGGCGAAGATGCTCTGCCGGGAGAAGGCGTTCCCGGAGCTTGCCCAGTATCTCTGGGGAAGCTTCTTCCGTTACGAGCCCGACGAGCCATTCGACTGCGTCTGCGGGTTCGAGATCATCGAGCACTTCTTGGAGGACGAAGCGCGGCTTCTCCTCCGCAAGATGATGGACTTCGCGATCGAAGGAGGTCGGCTCTACATCTCGACTCCGCACGAGGACGGGCGTTGGGGGAGGTCGAACCCAGACCCGCAACACCTTCTCTTCTTCAGCCCAGCGAAGCTCGCCTTCTGGATCAAGGAAGAGACGGGCGTCGAGCCGCACATCGAGGTGCTCGCCGACACGATCCACGCCAGGTGGGAGAAGCCGTGACCAGCGACGACTACGACCGGCTCGACGCGATGGCGAACGCAGAGGTCAAGCGACTCGAGGACAAGATCGACTCACTCAAAGCAACGGTGTGCAATCAGCGTCTCGAGATCGAGGCGTGGGAGGAGCGCTACGAGGAAGTCGCGCAAGACAACGACAAGATGCGTCGCGATCTTGTCCGCATTCGAGACATCGCAGCGGGCAAGCGGTGAAGCCGTTCCTCTACCTGGCTGGTCCCTACTCCCGTGATCCTGGCTTCTACGTCAAGCTTGCGGAGGCTTGGTACACGCAACTCATCCAAGAAGGCTTCTACGTCTTCTGCCCGCACCTGAGCCACTACCCGAACGAGATTCGTCCGCTGCCCTACAAGACGTGGATGGAGCAGGATATCGCGTGGCTCGAGAAGTGCGACGTGCTGTTTCGGTTCAGTACCGACAAGTCGCCTGGAGCCGACCAAGAAGTTCTACACGCAATCGCGAAGCAGATTCCGCACTTCACCAGTCACGCGCTCCTGATGGAGTGGAGGGAGGCTTGGGATGGACGCAAGAAGCAGAGCTAGGGCTCGAGAGGGCGAGATCGACTGGCGCGCGGTAGACGTAGACGCCGAGATCGAAGCGAGAATCCAGCGCGCGTCGAGGCATGGCTTGTGCGGTCCCTACATCTTGTCGGGCGTCAACTTTATCCGGCGTACCCGCATCCGTTACTGGCAAGTCAACAAGCCAGATGGTCGGCCAGACCTGTTCGTTGAGCAGGACGAAGAAGACGATGACGGCAACCTGCTCGTCCATTTCGACCGCAGCACCACCTTCATGCCAGCTTTCTTGCTCGACAACGTCGAACGAGATCTTGTGCAGGAGCACGTCAACTACGAGGTCGGTCTGGTCGCGATCAAGCAGAGGAGAGATCTCGTCCTATACGAACACCTCAAGTTTCTAAGCGCTGAAGAGCGCTTGGAGATCGAGCGGAAGATGCTGAGCCATATGGCATGGAACCAAGACGTCTTCGGCACGTATCACCACCACCTCATCAACAGCAACACGGTGACCTGATGAGAGTGATGAACGACGAGGACCGTAGACGCGCTCTACGCTCCTGCACCGCGGAGCAGCTTTCGGAACTACCTGAGCGACTCCTGCGCGACGCGCTGCTGATGCAGAACTCCTGGCTCCCAGCGGAGTCCTGGGTCGTCACGCCAGAGGAGATCGCCGAGAAGGGCGAGTGGATGACTACCCACAGCCCGGAGAAGCTGACCTCAACACTGATGCTGTCGGTCTTGTGGGGAGGGATGAACTTCTGCGCTTCCTACGAGATCGCCGACATTGAGCTACGTCTGACGACGAACCCGGAAGTGCTCGAGCACGTCGTTCGGGAGAACCTCATTCAGAAGGTCGCTCACGGGATCAAGGAGTTCGCGATGGACGAGGCAAGGACAATCAGGCTATGAGAATCGGCTACTACAAGTTCACGACCGCAGCAGAACTCCACATCGTCAACAATCTTGGCGACTCCGTTCCACTGAACGAAGAAGCACTTGAGACGGAGATCGAGGTCGAGTGCGTCCTGCACTGTGACGACCCGGAAGACGGGGTCTACGGGGAGATCATCAACGCAGCCGTTTTGCTCGAGAACTTCTTCCTCAACGAAGAAGCGATCGAGTGCCTCGACCTCTCCGTGGAAGCAGGCGAGAAGTTCAACGACGGAGGCATCGTTCCGCCAAAGGCTGGAACCAAGTGGAAGTCGATCTCGGATGGGCACATCTGGACCGTGGTCGGCAGCGGAAAGCTCGAGGACTGCGCCGCCTTCTACATCTGGCTCGAGCGACCGCTGTTCAACCTACTCAGCGGCGACGAGAAGGTCGGAATGACGATCCAAGACTACACGCTCTACCAAGAAACACTGAAGGACGGAAAGCGCGTCCCTTGCTGGCGTCAAGTGATCGATGAAGACCCGCCTGGACCTGGCGAGTTCCGCGTTGAGGGTGCGATCTATCGAGGTGAGCAATGAAGTTCAAACAGGCTATGGACGAGCACCGCTACGGCAAGTTCTTCATCTCTGACGGGTGGGTGCGTGAGAAGCCGGACCTCGTGCAAGAGCTTCTGAGTCAGGTTCTCATCGTGGACGCGACCTACAAGTTCGATCCGGTCGGCATCGAGTACTACGCGGTCAGCCCTCAGTTCGATGCCAGCCCTATCGGCCTGCAAGCAAGCTGGGTTGGTATTCGCCAGATCCAAGTGCGAGGTCTGAACTCGCTCGAGATCGTTCGCCTGGAGTTCTGCGAGAAGGACGAGGTCTTCACGATATGAGCGACGCGACTCGTAGAGGACTCGCTGACCTAGCTCTCATTCTCGAGGAGATGAGCGTCAGCGAGGTCTGCCGAATCGCTCCGCGGACTCGAGCGTTCGTCACCGGCTCTAGGGCTTACGGCAGGTTCGATGCCTACAGCGACGTAGACCTCGTGGTGCTCGTTTCGGAAGCAGACCGAGAAATTCTGCGCGAGACGATGCACGAACAGTGGATGCGTCATCCAGAGGAGGTCTTTGGTCTTGGTGACCGTCCTCGCTGGAACCCCCCAAACTGCCGAGAGCTACCTGACGACCTCGACACCAACCCGTTCAACTACCCAGTGGCTTCCGTGAAGTTCGGCAAGCTGAACGTGTTGCTCTGCACGGATCCCATCGCGTTCGAGTGTTGGTATGTCGGCACGCAAGAGTTGAAGACGAGGAAGCCAGTCACTCGAGAAGAGGCGATCCGCGTCTTCTATCGGCTGCGCGGAGAGTATGGTCTGGATCAAGGAGAAGACCCGACCAGCATTCGTCCGCGGACGATGTTGGAAGGGGCAGTAGAAGCATAGGAGAGAGCCGGTGGTCGGTAGCTAGGGGGTTCAGACCTCATAGCTAGGGGGTTCGACACCCCCCTTTCTCAGTGTGTGCAGCGCGGTAGCCGTGGGGGTGGTCCCTGCGGCTGCCGTTCTAAGGAGACATCGTGGCTGACTTCAACATCCGCAGGCTGATCGGAGCACTGCCGGATCTCACCGACGACGAGGTCCGCGCTCTCTACAACGCCAGCCAGGCGGAGTACGCCAGGCGAAACAAGAAGGTTCCGACCGTCCACTTCTTTGAGCACTTCGTTGCCATCTCATCCAATCTAGCCTACGGCTACGGCTGGGCTCCTTGTGGCGCTCGCATCTACGAGTCTCGACTACAGGCTTAAAACATCAAAAGCAAGACTGATTTCTGCTTGAAACTGCGTGCTTTGCGCACGCTGTCCGCGGGCTCCTCGAGCACCTCGAGCTAGCCGACCGCTGCTCGAGGAGTGCATTCCGTGCATTCCGTGCATTGCTCGCGCAGCCCTCTAGAGCTTCGCTCTATCGGATAGCCTTTTCGCAGGATGCCGCGAAATTTTGCGGTTTTCGCGATGCTCTCTAGGCCGAAAACTCGCATCCACCCCCATATGTAGTGTAGGTGGCTCGAGGCTGCGGACACTCGCTTTCCCGGCCTTCCGCGTTGCTTCTCTACGACTGGATCTCCGAACAAGCCGTAGAGAGATCCCTCTCTACGATAGCCTTTTTGCGGTAGCTGGTGTGCTCCGATCAGTGATGCACCGATTTCATCGTTTCATCTCATCGTTTCAACGGGATCAAAGGACTTACGACGACACGTTTAAACCCTTAAAAGCCGAAATCGTCTCGGATGAACCTTTGCTAGCCGCGGAATACGGCTCACGTCCCATTGGGGATGCCTATCAGGCGGGACAATCGGGCAAGAAAACGTGAAAAGTAGCGCTCGAGGGGGACTCGAGGTAGCCTCTGAAAAACGACATCACCACAACATATGGGGGATGGGTCGGCGTAAGTCCCCTAGATATGGGGGAGACTGCGGATTTCGCAGTAGGTTTTGAGGGGGCGAGCACGGAAAAGAGGGCAAAAGCCAGCCTAGGCCAGCGAGAAACCCTACCGCTGCGAAGTCCCCTAGGCGCATACCCTCCCCTCTCCCTGGTATTTCGCGGGAGCCTATCGCTAGCCTGCAATCCCTCCCCTACCTCCGAAAACCTAGCCATCCCCCTGCGAAAACCTACCTCGAGCGGGAAGGGGAAAGGGAGGGGGAGCTAGGGGGAGAGAAAGGGTAGGGGAGGGATAGCTAACTAGGTGATGGCTAAGGGGGATGCGTAGGCTACTGAGGTAGGGATGGACTAGGGGGAGAAGGGGAGAAAACCTACCCTGGCGATGTGATGGATGTAGCTTTTAGCCTGCTAGAACGGGAAAACGGGACTTAGGGAAAGGCTAGGAAGGGGGGAGGGAAGCGAAAACCATCAAAAGGGGAAAGGCTAGGGCGGGAGGGAAACCGGCGCTTAGGTGGCTCGAGAGGGAGCGAGAAAACCTAGGGAAGCACGAGGGAGGGAAGGCTAGTCCCCTGCGAAATTCGCTAGGGTGAAAACCTGCGATGCTCGAGAGGGGAGGGATTTCGGTACAAGCTCGTACCGAAAACCGATGCTTGAGGGGAGGCGAAAACCTACCTCGAGCGAAGCCAAGGGAGCCGCTAGGGGAGGCGAAAGGATGGGAGGGGAAAACCTGCGAAGGATGAAAACGGGAGCGGGAGAGACGCTAAAACCGCTCGAGGGAGCTAGGGATTTCGCAGGGAGTACATGCAGAAACCCGCTCGAGGGGAGCGGGTTTCGATGGGTGGCTCGAGCGAGTTAGAGCGCTGCGAAGCGCTCCCCTAGGCTGGCATCCTTGCGTTTGAGCAAGCGAGCGCAGCGCTTACAAGGCATGTTCCCCGCGGGACGTTGGGAATCGTTGAAGCGAATTCCACAAAGGGAGCGCTCGTTATCGCGCAGAACATGCATCGTGATGTTCCCATTGCTGGCGCAATGGTCTATCAGGGGGATGGCTTGCGAGAGGGTTTCTAGGTCGGAATTCATGCGAACATCTCCCCTGAAAGGAAGGCTAGGGTTTGACGGTAGAAGCTTCGCGCTTCCCATAGGCTAGAGAAGCGCTCCCCCTTCCAGTCCCAAAAGCTTGCGCACTGCAAGCCATCCGAGGGAGGGGAAAGCCAGTCTCGAGCGGAGAAAACGCTAACCTCCCAATGGGAGCGCGAGCGATCGATGCGCGAGACTCCGCGGGAGTAGGAATAGCGCGGGACGAAAGCCAGAGAGACAACGTAGCAGCCTACAAGCGCTCGAGCGCTTCCCCTCGCCCATCCCTTGGCTTTGGGAGGGGAGAGGTAGACCATCGAGGGGAAGCGAGTCCATCAGACTCCCTCCCGCGCTGCTAGCTCGCTCAGAAGCTTTCGGTCGAAAACCTCGAGCGCTAACGAGTCATCGATGATGAGCGTAGCCATCTCGCTGGCGCTAGTCTCCGCGGGATAGCCTAGCGCGCTAGCGAAGTCCGCTAGCTTTTGCTCGCTCCACTGCGCGACCATTCCACGCGCTACCGCGTAGCGATAGGACGGGGGGATGGTTGGATCGAATTCCAGGCGAGCAATTCGCGCCAGGATGGACAAGTCATCATCGTTGAGGGGAAACATAGTCTTACCCAATCCTTCGGAATTCGCAGCGTAGAGTATCGATGTCGCGCTTGTGCTTATCGCAGCAATCGCCGACGTGATGGAGCGGGTAGGTA